GCGTCAGTGCATGATTTGGCCGCAGATGTATCTCGACGGCGTTGCGCGTAAAAATGATACAGAACCCGAGCGATGGGTTGGCCGTTCAAACAAAATGGAAACACTCTTTCGAATGATTCGTGCCCATCCGGATGAAAAAACGCTCGTGTTTTGTCAATTCATGGGTGAGATGAATCTGATTCAGGAAACGCTCACGGACATGGGGTACACCACGTTTAGAATTGACGGATCGTGTTCAAATGCGGTTCGTCAACACGAAGTTGAATCGTTTCGTACGGCTCCACCGGGCGCTGTGTTTATCATCCAGATCAAATCAGGGGGACAGGGTCTCAATCTCCAAGAAGCAACGCGTGTGTACATCACGGCTCCAGCATGGAATCCAGCCACCGAACTTCAGGCGATTGGTCGAGCACATCGAACGGGTCAGACTAGACCTGTATACGTGAAAAAATTACTATACAAAGAGACGGATGAGTTTATCAGTGTCGAGGAAGAGATGATGGCGTTACAAGGACACAAATCCGTCGTGTGTTCGCAAGTTCTCAATGATGAAAGACTCCAAACACAAATTCCAGTAAAACGGACGTGCGATAAAATCTCAATTCTGGACATCAAGAAAATTTTCAGAGCGTAGTATATATTACAATGTCTACTATAGGAAGCCGCGCTGAAGTTTTCCACGGAACCGCTGAAAGGACCTCGGGTGGTCTTGTGAAGAAGGATCTCATGTTGGATCCGAAGGATGGTCGCATCAAGAGTAAGGCTGCCCACGATGCCGCGATCGCGCGCATGAAGTCGGAAGGTAAGGGTGCGATGGTCAAGGTCTTCAAGCCGAAGAAGGGTAAGTTTGCCCTCCAGCCGAAGCAAGGGACCAAGGCTTATGAGAAGAAGATAAAGAAGATGGAAAAGGAAAGAAAGTAATTTCTCGAGTTATAGTAAATGACACTCGCAAAGTGGGATGAGTCTGTTCGTTTAGCAAAGATTCAATTGAGAATGAACCCAAACACCTTTGTTAAAATACAGGGGAAGTTGCTCAAGGAAGCGCAAAAGATTTATCACCTGCTTCTATTAGCTGATTAATTTCTTTTCATAATATATACAATGTTTAACCGAATCAAGAATGCTGCTTCTCGTACACGTAACGCCGCGAAGGCGACGTACGCTCGTGTTGCCCCGGTCGTCGCGAACAAGGCTCGCGCCGTCGGTGCTGGTATGAAGAGCTTTGGTATGGCCGCGGCCAACAAGGCTCGCACGACCTACGACAAGATGCGTCAGGGTAAGAACGCTCCGGCGGTTGCCCCGACCCCGTACCTCGACAACAACTCGCACCGTATTTACAAGACCAACAACGGTGCTGTGTTCTCTAACGGTGCCAACGGCAAGAAGAACTACGCGCCGGTTGTGGGTGCGATCAAGAACGGTCCGAACGCCCCGGTTGTCGGTATTAACTCGATGAACGTCAAGACTGTGCCGAGCAATATTCGTCCGACGAACAATGTCGCGCGCATTAACTAAACAACGAATTGAAATCCTTTGAGTCTTTGTGGTTCAAAAACCATTAAATTGTACAATTTCCATGTGATACCAAACTTCCTATTCAAGAAATACACACTATTGAGTTCAACAATAGCGAGTCCTGTATTCCTTGCATAGAGTCCGTTTTCAGCGGTATCATTGAGTACATTCTTTTCCGGGTCACACACCGAAGCCTTGATATCACCGTCAATCGTCGTGTCAACCTTTACACGAAATTTCGGTTCACGGTCGGGTGATTCTTTGATATTCGAGTTAAACATTGGTGCGAGTTCATCTTTAGTCATCATCTTTCCAAATATAATGTCACTCTGTTCAGAAACACTTTCAATGATTTTATCTTCAATCGCGCGCAGTGTCTGATAAAACTTTTCAACATAATTGCCATCTTCGTCGTGTCCTTTCATTGAAAAATCAATGTTGTATTTCGTTTGACCGACTTCCGGTGTAAATCCAGACACCCCGAAAGGCATGTACATTCGGGGCGTTGTGATTCTCAGTGGTTTACCATCCTTGGTTGACAATACAATCTTTCTATTATTGTAGTTGGCAATTTCAAGAATATCTAACGCGTCAACAAACTTTGCCATTAGTACATTAGAAACACGTGTAAACTTTAAGCTGAACACGCCACACACTCAGGTTCTAGACTGAATTGAATTGGGCGAGCTTTAGCCTTAGATCGAAGATAATACATCCCCGTCTTGAGTCCCTTCTTCCATGCATACATGTGCATGGAGGAGAGTTTGGACGTGGTTGGACTTTCCATGAAGAGATTCATACTTTGACTTTGATCAATAAACCGACCGCGATCGGCCGCCATGTCGATGACGTCCTTCATTTTAATTTCCCAAACCGTTCGGTACAAGTTTTTAATTTCATCGGGAATGTCCACAATATTTTGAATGGAACCACCCGCCTTCACCATGAGATCCTTCATTTCCTTGGACCAGAGACCAATCTCTTTGAGATCGTCTACGAGATGTCGGTTTACGACCACAAATTCTCCCGCGAGGGTTCTTCTCAGATAGATGTTCGTCGTGTAGGGTTCAAAGCATTCATTATTACCCAAGATTTGGGCAGTAGAAGCGGTTGGCATTGGAGCCATGAGGAGACTGTTACGGAGACCCTTCTCCTTGATGCGTTCCTTGAGAGCGTCCCAGTCGTAGTGAAGCTTGGTCTCACCTTCCCACATATCAAACTGAAGAATGCCCTGAGACGCCGGGGAACCCTCAAAGGTTTCATACGAACCATCAACCTCAGCCAACTCTGAACTCGCCTCAAGAGCGGCGTGATACATTGTCTCAAATATACGCGCGTTGATTTCCTTCGCTTCATCGGAATCAAATGCGTGGCGACAAAGAATGAATACATCCGCGAGACCTTGGACACCGAGACCAATTGGACGGTGTCTCATATTAGATTTGCGAGCAGTCTCAACGGGGTAAAAATTGTTGTCAATAACTCTGTTTAGGTTTTTGGTGACAGTTTTCGTAACTTCGTGGAGTTTGTCGTAATCAAATGTCTTTGTCTCTGGATCCACATACTTGGGGAGAGCGATTGATGCGAGGTTACACACAGCCGTCTCATCTTTGTCTGTAAATTCCAAGATTTCTGTACAGAGGTTGGAACTCTTGATCGTACCCAAATTCTTTTGATTACTCTTTTTGTTGCACGCATCCTTGTACAACATATATGGTGTACCAGTCTCGGTTTGAGACCTGATGATGGATTTCCACACTTCAGCGGCTGGCACGGTCGCGGTCGCCCGACCCTCTTCCTCGTACTTTGTGTAGAGAGCTTCAAACTCGTCACCGACGGCGTCAGAGAGACCGGGTGCCTTGTCCGGACAAAACAGAGACCACTGTCCACCTTCTTCGACTCTCTTCATGAAAAGATCCGGAATCCACAAAGCCGAGAAGAGATCGCGGCAACGCGCCTCCTCATCACCTTGGTTGAGACGCAACTCCAAGAAATCCATGATATCCGCGTGCCATGGCTCGAGATAGACCGCGATAGATCCCTTGCGACGCCCAGCTTGATTTACATAGCGCGCTGTGGCGTTAAATACGCGAAGCATGGGAATAATACCATCTGATTGACCATTTGTACCTCTAATACGAGACTTATTGGCCCTGACGTCATGGATGTGCATCCCGATACCCCCGGCCCACTTTGAGATTTGCGCACACTCGGTAAGAGTGCCGTAAATGCCATTGATGGAGTCTTCCTTGTTTGCGATGAGAAAACAACTGGACATTTGGGGTCTCGGTGTACCAGCGTTGAAGAGGGTTGGTGTTGCGTGAATGAAGAAGCCTTGTGACATCTTGTCGTAGGTCTCCAGAACAGACGGAATATCGTCACCGTGAATACCGATCGACACGCGCATGAACATGTATTGAGGTGTCTCCATCAAGACACCGTCAAGTCTCTGTAAATATGACTTCTCGAGTGTTTTCAAACCAAAATAACCAAAATCGTAATCCCGTTTTGTGACGATATCGTCACGCACGCGTCCGGCTATTCTCGCGACATTATCCGTCACGATACCCGCTTTTGCAAGCTTTTTCATCGCGACGTGAAAATTGTTTGGACACACTTTTTGAATATTACTCGCGATGATTCGAGTCGCCAATACCTCGTAATCGGGGTCTGACGTGATCATTCCAATACAAATTTCAGCGGAAAGTGTATCTATTTCTTGGGCAGAAATCCCGTCATACATAGAGGAGAATACTTGCTGCGCAACCTTTGAAGAGTCACATTTTTCGGAGAGTCCGTATGTTAAATTCTTGATCCTATTGGTGACATTATCAAATTTCATATCCTCAATACGACCTGAGCGTTTCACGACTCTCATTCTTATAATTACTCTAGTTGTTTTATTTTTAACTTATTTACGACGACACGTGATATCAGTACTTCTAACGCGAACCGGACCAGCAATTTCAACCTTTCTATTCGGCTGGAGAAGATACGTGTTCACATTAAACGGACCTTCTTCCCCAGGTTTGGAAATCGGTGCATAAGATCCAATGAAGGGCTCGGCGCTTTTGTCCGGGACACGCTCCTTGTTATCAGGCTTCGTACTATATGTCGCATCAAAGTCAGCGAGCACAAACATATTTAATATCTACCAACAGTTTTTTTTCCAGCGTTATATTAAATGTGTGACGAACTTCATCTTAATTCCCTGAAGCAATGTCAGACTCCACTGAACACACTCTTCTTTTCTGAGTTCAATACCAATATTCTCCAGCGGGCGGTCAGACAGGAATTTAAGAATAAAACTGGAATCGCAATCGATTACCAAAACAAGGATGATTTGTATGGTATCATGCGTGTTGTTTTTATTAACAACTCGGGTAACCATTTTGAAAAAGTGAATGAACAAGTCAAGGAAATGAATGCACGTGTTATTCAAACGGCGATGTCACAAATTCAAAGTGGAGTGTCTCAGTACATGGGATACGTTCGCGATATCGATACGTTAAGTGTACCGCTTGCGCAACCGATTAATACGAGTACATACGGTAAGAAGATTGATTTAAGTGCAAAGATAGGATTGTAAATTATACAGGTGAAGTGATAAATGTATTATGTTCGATGGATCCATCGAATCGATCACCGCGGATGCGTTCGGTGAAATCTTATTGAGATCACGGATACGTTTGATACTTACGTCGATAAGACGCTTCATTTTAGAAATCGACGCATCGCGCTCATCGTAATTCTGTATTAAAAAATCGTGCACGTCCTGCAATTTTTTGATACTCTTATACAGATGCACTGGTAAGTAATCCATTATACTCTATGTAGCTATTATTTACATCGCCATTTTTCGAGACTTTTCCGCCTGAACACGAAGACGAATCATGATCGTGATGATAACGATTAAAGATGCGATAGAGGCGATCGACATACGATCGATGTTATTCAGTTCCATTTGTTATTTATAAATATTTAAAGTTTTTACTCCAGGAATTAGTAAGATGAGCCTGAATTATTACAAGGATGAAACCGAAAAGGTCTGTAAATCTAAAGGATGGGATCGTGCCGCCGTGGACACCGTGTGGCTCCTGCTCACAGAAGAGGTGGGCGAACTCGCGTCAGCGATCAGGCAACAGAAGAAAACATACAAGAAGACAAATCTCAAGAAGGACAGAGGAACAGACGTCATGATGGAAATGGGAGATGTTTTTAGTTACCTCTTTCAACTCGCGCACATGCTTGATGTAGATCTCGATAAGATGTGGGATGAGCACAAGCACAAAGTTAAGACCAAAAAATATAAAATGTAATGTACTATTAAATATGAGCAAGTATATGCTTTGCGATCAGGATGCGATAAACGATGTCAATCCGTTCGTGTCTCGCGATTTTTCTTTGCCGGGTGGTGTCCGTCAGCTCGGTGATTTTGCCGACAGGAACCTCGTCAAAGAAAAGTCCGGTATGGAGATTCAGGATGAAAAGAGTCCGTATTGTGATTATGCACGCACGGGTGGGTGGCGCACGAACGAATTGTGCGCACCCCCTAAAGCGAATTGTGCCGACGCGCGACCTCTTTATCCGCAACGAAATATTGACTATGGATTCACCGTCGAGCGACGTGGTAATCCAAATGGGCGGAAACGACGAGGGTTCCGATTTGATTTTAGATATGTTTTGATCTTCATTATATTGATCATCGCAATTCTATTAATTTTAAGACGTTAAATAAGCGTTGAAGTTTTTTCAAAGACGCGGTGCGCTCTATGACATCCACTAGTGTTTCTTTGCAAAAATCTTCAGCCACCTTGCGTTGCCAAGCGATTTTCTTGTTGATGAACGGAGGTGTGAATGATGGATCGAGTATCTTCACAGTATTCATGACTCGAATATATGTTTTTATGTCCACGATTCCATGGAGAATATTCTCTAACGCAATCGTCGCCATTTTGACACGCGTTTCCCTCGTCGGTTCAACCATCGTTTCGAGAAAATTTTCATATTGGATCGACTGTTTTCGTGATACAAGTTCCGTCCAGTCACCGCGAGCCGTTGTGTTCAAATAATCGACGAAATCAATATACCCACGTCCCGGGACATATTTCAAGTAGTTGATTTCAACATAAGAGAGATCAGATTCTATATCGTGCACGACGAGTGCTCTCTTTAAGAACGAACTCATCACTTTCTCTAGGTGGAAAACCACTCTTTTCTCTAAACCATTATTTATAAACGCCTAAGTGTGTGTCGATCCTTTGAAATTTAAACTTAATCATGAAATACGCGGCGATAGCCAACAATACCTTCTCATATCTTCTCACGCTCGATGAGTTTAGAAGTAAGATGCCGGAAGAGACGAAACCCTCTTGGATAAAGATTACGACTATCACGATGATCTCTAATTTTATCGAAGAGATTGATATCAAAAAACTACGCACCGCTTTTGAAAAACTTGGTTCAATCAGGCTTCGGCGCAGTGGTTCAAAATTCGGTGGATTTGAATGGAAACTCAAACCCACAACCTTTTTCAATCAGATCACATTGACATATGAAGATGTGTACAGTACTAAATCCATCAAAGTATTCCCGAATGGAAGCATTCAGGTGGCTGGGTGCTCAGATTTGTTTGATTGCAAGAGAATCATCACACAATTGACATACATCATGAAAGTGTGTCTCAATATGAAGCGGGAGGTGTCACCAGAAACTTTCAGAATCGTGATGATCAATTCCAATTTCAGTTTGAACTATAACATCAATCTCATGATGGTGGCAAATCATTTTGAAAAACACGACGGTCTCTTTAAAGTTTCATTTGAACCAGACAGATATTCAGCCGTCAAGATCAAGTTTAAACCAGCCGAAGAGATGAAGGAGATCACGACGAGCATCTTTTCGACGGGTAAGATTATTATAACCGGTGCAGAAACACTCAAAGAGATTGTTTTTGCATACAATATCATCAATCAACACATCAACGAAAATCCAGCGATTCGAGTATCGCAGACGGTAGAAAAGGAAAACTTTGATGTTTTCCTTGGCTACAAATGTGAATCTCTCATCCCGAGAATCAGGGAAAATGGATTTCACTCGTGGTTACGCACGATCGAGAACAGGCCAATAAATTTCTAATGTAATATTAACAATATGTCTCAGCGACTTGGTATGGCCGACGGGCGATGCTTCACCATCAACACGTCTTCGCAATTGCTCAATAATAAGATTATGGAAACAAACAAGGTTCCGTTCGTTGATAACTACGCGTACCGTCAACTCCTTCAAAAGAGTGGTCCGGGCTTGATCGACAAATATCAGTCGACGCAGGATAGCAATGATCGTTGCTCGACGTGTGACAAGCCTCTGTGAGTAAAATATGATAAAAAAGATTAGTTTCGTACTCTAGGATGAGCACGTGTTCTATATGTCTTAATCAGGTGAGATCATCGAGATTAAATCCACCTATTCGATGTGGACATATATTTCATTCAAAGTGCCTAGAAGATTGGAAGGATAAAGGTAAGAATACCTGTCCATTATGTAGAAAAGTGTTCGACGTTTCACAATTTAAGGTGACTCTTTCGATACATAACAATTACACATCTACATCAAATAGCACGACGTTAAACGAGGATATTGTATTTAACGTGATGGATTTATTTGATATTTCATTTGACGTAGAAAATACACTAGATCTTAACAGCTTGCTGAGCGACCTTGGGGTGAGTCTTACCGACTTTGATACCTCGATCACGGACGCAGAATGAACTACAATATTTACTGTAATTTAATCCAGGATAGTTTCTAGACGCTTTTCTGGGATCGACGATAGATTTTCCTTTCGCATCAGTCAGAAGTGGACCCGTAGCCCAACCACGCTTGTGACTGAAGACGTTCGCTTTGAAAACAATGGGTTTACCCGTTTGAAGTTTTCCCGCACTTTTGATTCTTGATTCGGGAACCTTGAAGAACTTCGCGATGCGCGCGACGGTATCTCCATCCTTGACTTTATATTCAATGACACCGTGTTGCACATAGAAGTGAAAATCACCTTGTCGAATATAATTCGTGGGACGTCCAGGACACACGAACATCATGACCTTGTAATACCCCTTCTTGCACTTCTTATTGCCATCTATCTTGTATACTTTCTTTGGGTTGTCCGAAACGACGCGTTGAGGAAGACTCTTACAGTGTGTGTAGTTATGAGGTGCGTTTGACATACCCGATCTATCACCAGGAATAGATTTTTGAAACCTATACGCTTCGTAGTCACCCACAGCGTACGCATAACAATTATTATTACCTATTCCAGTTGACGTGCCCCAACGTCTATTTGTAAATTTTCTTTCGGAGCCACTCAAGGGAAGCGGTGCCATATACAGTTGACTCAGAAAAAAATATAGTTACATAGTAAAATGTTCAAGGAAATCGTTAAGGCTGAAAACAAGTCGGATATGATCACAGAAGCGCTCGTGTTCCTCCTCAATATCTTGATCGGAACCTTCCTTCTTCGAGTGTTCTGGAATCGCTCCCTCGCGAAGCACATCACCGTGCTCAAGCCGATCAGCACACTCTTCGATGCGTTTGTGTTGTCCGTGTCCATCGCAGCTGTTCGCGGTATTTAAATCTCTTTATAGCCCTTGTGACGCACACCTTCGGGGCTGACGAGCATAGGAAACGCGTCAATATCACTACTGCACTCTTTTTTGTCGCAGTCGACGAACACGAAGGGCTTACCAGTTCTTCGCATATAGTCCAACTGTTTACGAGTCCATCCACATCCCATGGTCCCGTAAATAGTCCAGGGTTTACCCCTCGGAATACGCGTAGGCAGTCGAGACAATAAATAAAGCGCGACAATGAATAATATCACGAACGCGTACATAGTTATACTATACCATTACATATTTTTTATGAGCTTACACATGTGTTCTTTGGTTAAGTTTGAATCTAATTTGAACATTTTGACTAATTCTTCCTTCTTGTAGAGACGACACTTGCGCCTATCGATTTTGAGATCACCATTCTTGTTGATGAATATTTTTGGCTTTGGTGTTTTCGGTTTCATGGCAATACCGGGTCTCTTTGGTGGAAGCTTCTTCTTTTCAGCTTCCTTTTGAAGAACAGCCCTCGCACGACGAATGGCGCTCATGGTGGCAGGTTTCGCGGGTGTTTTGGGTTTGAGTGCCACAGTCTTTTTTGGGATAATCTTTCTGAGAATGATGATCTTCTTCTTAGCTTGAAGGAATGGGTGTTTCAAGATTTGGTCATATGTTGGAAGACCCGTGTGTTTTATAGGACGGAGACGGAAATCTTTGGTAACGAGCGAGGATCTAAGAAGATATTGTCGTGAAAAGAGGTCTTCCATGAAATGACGCACCGGCACGGATTTTGTGTAATTGTATATGATGTTAAGAATGTAGTGTGCGTCGTACATTTGATGCGATCCAGAGTAAATACCAGATTTCTTAAACTCGCCACTCGTGACATTTGGGTTTCTAATACCTTCGATCGTGGACATACCAAAATCAATCATGATGGGTTTGTTACCCTTCAATACGAGAATGTTGTTCCAATGAAGATCGTGGTGTCTAAACTTTGGATACTTTTCATGAATTCTTTTCAAGTTTGTGATGAGTTGAGAAATCGCTCGACGATAAGCTTCGGGTGATTGACCCCTTTTCATCCATTCTTCGAGAGGTTCACCCTCGATGTATTCAAAATAAAGAACATCATCGCGATCACACGATTTGAAGTGATACATGCGAGGCGTGCCCATACCCCTCAACTTTTCCGCGATGCGGTACTCCATTCGGGCACTTGGTTCAATCGTAACTTTGATGGCGACTTGCGTTTTACATTCGTCGTCGAGACATCCATAGAAAACAGTGCCGAACGCACCTTTGCCGATTGCTCTGAGTTGGGTAGCCTTGTTAATCTTGAGTGGTGTCATTTGAATCTTTGTAAAAAATTGTTGTTCTGGGTAGCACGCCTTTTGCCCCCTTATCAATTTCTTGACTTCTTCACCGACCGCGTTCTTCTGTGCACTGGTCTTGGCGTTGTTGGCGATGTGGACGAGGTCCGCGAGTTTCACCATACTTATTACATACTAACAAAATTTTTACTACACCAACTCAAAAGTCCCTCTGGATACGTAATCCTTAACGATGTCGCCGCGTTGGATGGTTTGAAATGCGTGCATTTTAAATTACATATGCGAATGCGATGCTTAACCTAGGACTATGAAATAGTCAATCGTACCATTCACGAATCGACTTCGACCAATCGTCTTTATTCCACGTGGTATTGCAATTGGTCACGAGATCGAGAATATCAATATTTTCGGACGTAACCGCACCGTGTATGGTGGCACGCGCGTGTATATTCATGATTTCTTTATACTTTTTGGGTCCAAACGCATTGACACACGTATTCGTAAAAACTTTATACATCTTATTCGCGACCGCGTGGTCTCGATGCGATGCGATCCAATACGTCATGTAATCTTCATGACGATCACTATGCGTTCGCATGACGTTTTCAACGTTTTGTAAAATCACGCGTTCATTGATTTGAAGCGCGCCGACATCGCCGTCACGGATCAACTTGACCACGTTCATTTGACATTATATTGTCGAAATTCGACTTAGGTATGCTTCCACCGTGAATCGAACACGGATTTCGAGATTACAAGTCGCGCGTACTAGCCATTGTACTATGGAAGCGTTATGTGGTATTTACATACCCGTTTTTTTGTATTTATTTTACTCTTCATCCACTTCGATGTCATCTTCTTCTTCCTCTTCTTCCTCTTCACCAGAAGACACAGATTCAACACCCTGGAATGCGAACGACGGAAGCTTCGCAGACGGTTCGAGAAGTGCTTGTTGCAAACGAACAGTCACACCGAACTTATTGTCTATGAACCAGATTTGGTTTACATCGACAATCGTGAGTACCTTTTGACCCTTTTCAACACTGTCGAGTGAGATGCTTTCCTTCTTCGTGTTGTAGGCCTCGGGAACAAAACTCCCATCCGGCTTCGTGAGAATCTTAAGCTTCATGGTCGCCGGGTATTGCTCCTTACCCGGACGCACGAGCGGCTTGTACAAAGCCTCCTTCAAAACCGCGACATTGAACTCCTTACCGAGCCACTCCTTAGAGTTCTTGGCGACGGTTTCGACGATGATATCATCGAGTTGCTTCAGTTTGTCGTGAAGAGCCATAGCATCAGCATTATCGGAATCAAACGACAGGTCGAGCGAATAAGACGTGCGTCCACTGGTTTCGTCGGTGTACGCACTCAAACCATACGGAGACCGCATGAAAGGGAGTTGAATGTAGAGTTTTTTGTTGTTGTCGCCATTGAGGTAGACAGCCTTTCCACCGTTTTTGTTCTTACGAAGTTTCGAAAATCCCACAGACGCGGGGTTGAATTCAGATGCTTGTTGGATAGCGAGCGACATGTTAGTGTGTTATATATCTACTGGGATCCCAAACTTTAAGCAAATTTTTTTCTCCAGGAACAGTAAACAAAATGGGTCTCTTTAAGGATTGTGGATGTGGATGCGATGGCTCCAAGGCACGAAGCAAGTTTGTGATTTCGATCATCTCGGCTCTACTTTTCTTTATCGTCGCGAATCCGAGCACGTTCATCATCGTGCGTAGAATTCTTGGTGCGTGGGTCGCGAGCCCGAACGGGTGTCCGACGATCGCCGGACTCGGTGTGCACACGCTTGTGTTCTTTTTGATTGTGTGGGGTATGATGCACATTCAAAAGGAGGGTTACTCAACCGAAGACCAAACCGGACCGTCGGAGACGATTTCTCCGGAAGAACTCGCGAAGATCGAAGCCGAACTGAAGGCAGAAGAAGAGGGCGAGGAAGAAATCCCGTCGATGAAGGACACACCGACAGCGGAACCGTACATGTCTGAAATCTCGTTCGCGCCTTCGCCGAATATGGGTAAGAAGACAAAACTCGGTTCCCTCGACTTGGGTATGGACATGGACGCGGCGCCGATCTCCACGAAGAAGAGTGGTAAGTATACATCGTGCAAGTGTGCCGATGGTAACGAAATCATGCTCATGCGCTAATTTAATACAAACGAACGTTCAGTCGTTTGTTCTATTTTCATGTACACAATATCCTTTATTTTTTCAACCATATTTAGGACATGCTTTTCGCAAATTAAATAACAATTTTCGAAAAATATGGCACCTTTATGTTCGACAATCAGCGGTCCGCTCTCCCCGATCGCTGCTTGAAGAATCTCAATCATATATCTATTCTATCACGGTTTCTTAAAGTCCGTTCTCAATCATGTACTGCGCGACGACACTCTGCACTTCGGCGGGTTCACCCTTCGCGTCGGCTTCACCCTTCAAAGCGACCGGCTCGGCCTTTTTCATATCCTTGCGCATCTTACGCTTACCACCCTTACGCATCTTACGCTTACCACCGTTTCTTTTCTTCATTCGTCGCTTCATGAGTTCACGGGCGATGAAAAAGCCGATGAAACCACCGACGACGAGGGCGAGAAACACCGCGATCATGGAGTACCCTGGAGCCACTTTGGCGTTGTTCATTATATATATACTGGAGATTTATTATTAATCGACCCACTGGAGTGCCCGGACATCCACACTGGGGATCGTGTCTACCGTTTCATGACGACATAAGATTAAAAGTCGTCGTCAAACCCAATATCACCTGAGTCATCGTCGAGCTTTCCATAATCACCCACCCGTTTTTCAAAGAAATTGGTTTTTCCATCGAGACTGATGTTTTCCATGAAATCGAATGGATTCTTAGAATTCCAGATGGCGGGTTGACCTATCTGTTTGAGAAGACGATCGGATACGTATTCAATGTACTGAGACATCTTTTCAGAATTCATACCGATGAGATTACACGGGAGCGACTCCGTGATGAATTCCTTCTCGATCTCAACTGCTTCTTTCACGATGGAATGAATGGTAGCGGTCGTTGGTTTATTACGTAATATCTTGAAAAGTTCAATCGCGAATTCTTGATGAAGCCCCTCATCACGAGAGATAAGCTCGTTACTGAAACACAAGCCGGGCATGAGGCCTCTCTTCTTGAGCCAATAAATAGCGCAGAAGGAACCAGAGAAGAAGATACCCTCAACGCACGCGAAAGCGAAAAGACGTTCGGCGAATGAACGCGACTTTGTGTCAAACCACTTCATAGCCCAATTAGCCTTCTTCTCTATACATGGCACCGTATATATGGCTTCGAATAATTCTTTCTTCTCTGATGGATCTTTGATATACTTATCTATGAGTTTGCTGTATGTTTCTCCGTGAACCATTTCATTATGACATTGATACGCATAGAAAGAGCGAGCTTCGCTTATCTGTACCTCATCCGCAAAGTTATTGTTAATATTTTCAAAAACAATCCCATCGGATCCAGCGAAGAATGCCAGGACATATTTTATGAATTTCTTTTCATTCTCGTTCATCGTCTTCCAATCGTCCATATCCTTGGACAGATCAACCTCCTCGGCAGTCCAATTACTCATTTGAGCCTTCTTATAGAGCTCCCACAGGTGGGGGTGTTTCAGGGGAAAGACGGTAAATCTATCAAGCGTGGGTGCTAAAATAGGTTCGTAATCATTTTCAATCCAATCTTGAAATTCAAAATAGTTCCCGACCCGACGGTCGTCAATAAATATTTGAGGGTAAGAGTCGAGCTTTCCATCACACAGTTTTTTGAGTTCGTCCTTCTCGATCATGATTTTTTCATGGTCGAGACCCTCCGTTTCACACAACTTAACCGCGTGGTCACAATACTGACATCCTTCCTTCGAATAAATAATGACTTTCATCTGTGATATTATTCGTGATTATTTTTTGTGGTAAAATTTTAAGCATGATTGTTGCATCCGATATAATTGAAAATGATATAGTAAAGTTACTCGTGAATGAAGAGGGAATCGAAGACGAAATGTACGGGGTGGTCGGTATGAACACTGGCCTGGTACTTGGAATTCGTTATCTTAATCCAACAGAACTTGTATACAAGTCTGCGTGTGTCTACCAATTAGAGGATGATGAACATGATATGAATCCCGCGCCTTACGAAAGCGTGATGGAACACTATCCGAGTGGTACAGTGTTTCAAGACTTAGAGTTTAAGTCACTCGGAAACAATATGTACGCGCACTACTCCGAAATTGACATGGAAGACAGTGACAGTGAAATTTACGACGAAGATGAAAGTGACTCTGAAATGGAAGACTTTATCGTACCCGACGACGAAATCGACGGACAAGTCATTCCACCACAAGACCATGATAAAATCGATGAAGAATGGGATAAATGGAAGCCCTCGACTCCAGGAGCTCGCAGCTTCAAGGATACGGTGGATACCATTGAAATGTACGCAAAACGGCACGCGGATAATCTTAATTTTTAGACGCCTAAGTTTTATGTAAAATCCGGCATTTTAAAAGGTTGGTAAAAAGAATAACATGCTAGCCGCTATATGGTCCGATGTGGACAGACTTCTTAACAATTCAAAAGAACAAAAGCTAGTGGATATCAATATATGTAGAGAATGCGATGGCGTTAAAGTCATTGGCTCAGAGGGATTTCCCGTGTGTTCATCATGTGGACTCATGGATAGTACATTCATCGACGAGTCGCCCGAGTGGACGAGTGGAATTTCCGATGATGGAACAGTAAACGATCCGTCTCGGTGTGGAAACCCAAATGCAAACCCAGAACTCTTTTCTCAAAATTGGGGCAAGGGTACCGTGATTTCTACATATAGAGCGTCAACATACGAGAATAAGCGAATGGCAAAAATTAATTTTCACATGTCCATGAACCACAGGGATAGATCATTATTTCACGCCTACAAAGATATCGATGAAGCGTGTCACACACTTCCCGATTGTATTCTCAAGGATGCCAAAATTATGTACAAAAAATTCAATACAGAAAAACTTACACGGGGCGCGGTGCGTCTCGGAATCAAAGCGAATTGCGTGCTCTACGCGTGCAGACTCGCGCAATATCCAAGAACAACGAAAGAGGTCGCCGATATGTTTGGCATTCAATCCAAAGATATTAGTCGAACCACTCAAATATTCAAAGAAACCCTGATGGGTAAAACGGAAAAAAACTACGTAACGAAACCTATTGATATTATGCCCCGGTTACTCGGCGCTTTCAACGTATCGAGGGAAGAACGATTACAATGTAATAAAGTGTGTGCCGCGCTCGAAGATTGTGTTGAACTCATGAGTAAAACACCGAATAGTATCGCGTCCGCAATCATTCTCGTAGTATTAGGTCATAGGTGTTCAAAATCCGAAGTGTGTGAGAAGTGTTCGATATCCGTGCCGACTATTAATAAGATAGAGGGTATCATCAAAAAACACTTAGAGGTTAAAGCTCAGAAATAGTTAAATGACGAAGAAGGTCTTTTTGAGTACACCATGCTACGGGGGTTTGTGCTTAGAAAAGTATATGATAGGTATAATAAAATTACAACTCCATTTGATAAAGCATAATGTTCAGTTATTTATTGACACAACTGAAAATGAATCTCTCGTACATCGCGCGCGTAATGTAGCCGTGGGTCGTTTCATGCAAAAAACAGACGCCGATTATTTCATGTTTATTGATGCAGACGTGGATTTTGACCCCGAAAGTGTACTACGACTTATTAACTCTGGTCACGATATCTCTGTCGCGTGTTATCCCAAAAAGTGTGTCATGTGGGATCAAGCTGCGAGTGCCGTCAAGAATGGCGACGACAGAAATATGGCCATGTTGTCATCGAGTCTTGTTTTAAATTTTGGCGCCGCGAGACGACCGGTTGAGAATGGATTTATTGAAATTCTCGATGGACCGACGGGTTTCATGCTCATAAAACGAGATGTATTCAAACAATTAGAGGATAAGTTTCCGGAATTGTGGTGTAAGAATGACCACCAGAATCGTGATTTCGACGACTACCACGCGTGTTTTGACTGCATGATCGACCCCGAGTCAAAGCGATATCTCTCGGAAGATTATGCATTCTGTCGCCGGTGGCAACAGTGTGGTGGTAAAATTTATGCCGATATTAATACAACACTCGGTCACGTTGGAAATCTTCCGTTTAGTGGATGCCTCAATGAAAGGCTTAAGGCTTAGAAAAGTTATATATATAGAGTATGAAGATCATAACAATTCTCACGACTCGGTCCAAGTCGTGTCATGTGAAGACCCTTCACACGATACTTAGACTCAATATCAAGTGCCTCGAACGTGGTGTACATAATGAGATCATTTTCGTGAACGACGATCCATATGAAAAATCAGAGGCCATATCTATCGCGGTTAAGAAAACACCCGATAAGATTTTATTCATTGATTTTGGTGTCGGTATGGATGATGATTCAATCCTTCAGGCTTTTGAAAAGCATGATGGTATCGGTTGTCTCGTATTTCCAGGTGTAAAGGAAGGTATCGATTGGGGTCTTTTCAAGGCGAAGATACGAGATGATAACTGCGAAGAACCACCGAGTCAAATGGGGCTTAATTTTGACACAGAAGTCGGGAAGAAAATTTCAAACGACATCTACACAGTAGACTCAACGTCTGCAAAGGTGTGGTTAATGAATTGTAAGAATGCGACCAAGTTTATGAAAGATAAAAAGACTGGAAATTTTAAAATTCTACCGAGAGCCGAGCAGATGTTTCAAAAATTCAAAGAAAATGGAATGAAGATTCATGCATTTACAGCGGCTAAGTTAACCATGACTTATTCACATGAGTGCATTAGTAACATCCTTAACGCTGCGGGTGTGTCAACAAATTAAAGCTTAAAATCCATATAACAATATGTCTATAAAGTCGTCGGAACCACTTTATAAATATGTCGTGGACTACATACACAGAGTGTGGGGTACAAAGGAATATTTTCCGGGACCGCAACCGATATCCATAGAGCGTAAACATTTTCACATTTTACAAAATAACGAATACGTCGTATGTGAAAAAACGGACGGTCTTCGTTACATGATGGTAGCCTTGACATACGAGGGTTCGCGTAAATGTATTTTCGTCAATCGATCGTTTGAGATGTTTGAAGTATCTGTGAGTTTACGTCGTCCGGCGTACGAAGGAACGATTCTTGACGGTGAACTGTACGAAGATACACTCATGGTCTACGACGCCATAATCGTCAATGGAAAACCTGTCGGACACATGAATTTTAATGATCGCATCGATGCCGTGCATAAACTTCTGAAGACTATTATTTATGTCAAAACAGACAAATACAGACTCAAATTGAAGACGTTTCACCCACTCATTAAGTTCAAGACTTTTATGGATGATTATCTACCGAGTGTGCAACAACGGGTCGATGGTCTCGTATTCACACCCGTGAATGAACCCGTTAAAATCGCAACGCATGAAACAATGTTTAAATGGAAACCCCTTGAAAAAAACACGGTCGATTTCTGTATGAAAAAGGGTCGTAGTTTTGAAGGTGTTGGTAAACCCGGAGTTCCGGTTTGGAAATTATACGTACAAGAGAAGGGAAAATTGTTTTACGAGAGTGAGTTTCCACTCAGTCGTATGGATGAACCTTGGTTCGAAGAAGGCGCGATCGTTGAATGTATGTATATAACGTGGGAAGACGGACCTCTGTGGTGGAAACCACTGAAAAGACGTCGCGATAAGACCTATCCAAACAATAGACGGACATTTTATAGAACACTCGTGAACATCAACGAGAACATTGAGATGAAGGAGTTTTTAGATTGTATACCAAGAAGTAATGCCCTGTACGGGTAGGAAGTGATTGTTCTGTGACGAAATCATCGTTTTTGTAATACCATTTACCCTTGTGTTTCGTGAAAGCTACGTAATGCCCCCCGAACTGCACACCCATGTGAATACCCGTCGCGACGAGTGAATATTCGAATTGATTTATAAATATTTTTTCCGATACATCGATGTGACTCTTTTTATCGAATGAAATCATGAGTACTTTTGGGAGTTCTGAAAATATACACCGAGTTGTCGCGATGTGATGTACACGACCATTATCGTCGATGAAATCGGTGAGAGGATTCCATTTGATTGACTCCTTGAGCATCTCTTCCATCGATGTACCCCGTGAACACATTATATGAACACTGAAGTCTTCACTTCGCTCCGACTTTCCACCGGGCCACACCGTTTGTTGAATTTTTTTACCATAAAACCATTGCTTAATATCTGGAACAGACTTTTCTAATATATCTATGATGCACAATATAGTCTCTTGAATGTCGTGTTGCTCGTGGTCGATGAATCTCGGAAACTTTACTTGAAAGAGTTTTCGGAGAAGGGATATATCTATGACGCGTGTATCACTCACTTTCCAAAAGAGTCGCGTCATGTGTGCGTAAACTTTTGTAAATTCACACGGTCCAGTGTATTCATGATCTATAAAATAATTCGATAAACATGGTATATGTAAAAGACACTGTATACTTGTATTAAAGTAACAGGTATTTCCAGAGTTACGGAAACCCTTCATTTGAATTTATGAATAAAAAAGGCTTAAGAGGAAAACGCGAATGTAGAATGTAAGAAAATATGAACGTCGAATCTATTCTCAAGAAGGTTGAATCCGCGTTCGATGCGAACAAATTAGATCCTTTGGTTGAAGTTGAGATTCGTCTCGGTAAATTTAATGGATCTATGTTTGACACGAATGTTGGAAAAGATGTATTCGAGAGAATTTTGAGCGGTCTCGAACAATACGATGGATGGGAGGACGTAAAAGTTATGTCGTCTGAAGTATTTTATAGAGATCGGGACAGTGTTCGTATGAATGTCGACGACGATACGGGTGATCAGACCATCGTACAGAAACGATCCATGTTCAAGGAAGACATAAAAAAGGTAAAAAATGCTCCTTTCGATGTCAGGTTTAGCATATGTCGAGAAGTACCCATGCCGGAAGATGGTGATTACACAGACATGGACCGTAAGCGATTCAAAGAACGAAAATCATTTGTACGCAAAAATCTTAGTATTGACATGACTAAATCAACGGGCGATACGGTTGACATGGACGCCGAAGATGCGGCGTCGTATCAAGTTGAGTTTGAGATCATCAAACCGAGTGATGTACACACATCAGAACAATTGTTCAATATCGTGCATAAAATTAACGATGTATTTAAATTGTTGTCATCTAATAAATGATCACGACAGTGTTTTTGCTTTTGGTCGCCGGTGCTCTCATGTACGACAGAGCCGTGAATACTGAAGAAGTGGCTGGATCCAAATACTTTTACATGAGCCATGGAATGTCCAAGGGTATGTATAAGCGCATGGAAGATTCGGGTGTCACCTCAGAGTCTTTGAAGTCGTTCGTCCACATGGAAAATCGCATGCTTGAAGTCGAACATTTAGCCGTGTGTAGCGGTATTCCTAGAAGCCTTGAAGTGACCACACTGTCTCAGCAGATAAAGGATAGATTTCCCGCTTTTGACTTTACATACCATAGTCTTCATATTAAACAAGCCTCGGAACCAAACCGTCTCATCAACAAATCGATATCATGTTGATGAGTGATTTTAGTAAATATCTATGTTTTACAGATTCGATTCTATGTATCCTTTTCAATATAAAAAGAATAAGTTCATTATCATCGGGTTTCCGGTGCTCTTCAAGCCACTTTCTAGGGTCTTCGCTATCTACGAAATCGTCCGTGTACATGTATCTGAACTCTAAATAAGACATGAGTTTTTCAGATTCTCTACCATTTCGTATATAGTCTGCGATCACGTAAATGATACCGTCTAGGAATTCTTCCCGGGCCATGTGCATCCACGAATCTTTGGGTGTTCCCCAAGTCACCGTATCATCGTCTACGCGAACACCGTGGCCATACTTAGTCTTGCCGAGCTGTAATCGCTCAAGAATAAGATCACGTGGGTCTTCCATGCTAGTCATGTAATGCGTGACGTCTTTATGTCGTTGGTATATACTCCCAGTGAAGATCACTGCATATATTTTTCCATATGACATCTTGTTGGTATAACTTCTCTTTCGACTTTAGGAGTGGAAAGTATTGAAGATATTCATCTTCACCTAATAATTCACAAAACTTGTACAAAACGTATGAATAACTCAAAAAGTTCTTTCTATCTGGTGGGCAGTGTCTATCGAATGGCTGTTGTATATCTTTGAACATGATTCTGAGGCGTTCCTCGAGATCCTGTGGCATGCTCGGGGGTTTTATACCGTTGAGTATATTTGTTATATATGGAACATGTTCATAGTATTTATTGAGTCGAAGCTTTTTCAAAAGTCCGCGTATTCGGGCGTGTGTGATTTCTTCGAGTGATTTGATTTTGAGTTTCTTGAGTTCCGCGTGAAGTTGTTCTATGACTTCATTTGGTATGGTTGTCATTTCTTGTGCTTGAAATTGTGACATCTGTTCATTGAAATGGTTCTCGCGTTTATATGAATAATTGACAACCTTTTCTGTATTCTCTTGCTCTTCTCGGTACGTGAGCTCTTCGCTAATTAAGCAGGCTAAGACGAGACCACATTCTTCACATATAAGATCGCTCGTGTCTTCAAAAAATACGACATTACTCCGCTTACATTGTGGACAGTCATCCGTCTTTCTTTCGGCGGGTCTATTGACGTTTTGATTTTCAACCTCACTCAAGTAATCCATAAATATATCCTTTCTTTGAAGACCCTGTGTCTCTTTACAATTGAATACATTATCCACGGTCGTAACACTTGAAGCGTCTTCGACGTGTCGATTCATATAAGGCATACATTTGATTATGTAATCTGACATTTCATTCTCATACGTGCTCTTATTTTGTGGGTCACTCTCAATCAACTCTTTCCACCTGTCGATTTTGTTGTTGTATCTACTTAAAAAGTTACCCTCCATATAAAATAATGTTCACCAATCTTTTAAACCGTGTTATTGTTTGGGTGTACACTGTCTATAAATATGCAGTCACCGTACCGGACTACTGCATTGAGCACGCGAGTATGGAATATACGGTGAATCCAAACGAAGCTTACGAAATCCGAGATAAATTCTGGAAAGATGAATCCCGTCATTGGGATAGATCGACCGACGAAGTCTATTGTGATTTAACATACAAGGATTATATAAATACAAATATTCCCGAAAACATTTCAAAGACTATTCTCAGGATTAAATATTGGTACAATGGTAAATTGTATAAATTGATTACCGAAAACATGAACTTCTGTCTACCCGATGACCTAGAAGGAGGTTTTACGTTTAGTATCCCTTTGGGTGAAGCCTGGTTGGTTGATCACGACGATAAACCGATGAGAGACATCACCGAAAAGGTGAAGCGATACGCTGGACCTAAAAATGATTTTCATGGAGAAAAGGTGAGAATACGTGATATGTTGTATTACACTGAAGATACATTACAAAAGTATTACCCGTCGATTCGTTTAACGAATGCGTTTGGTATGACTAAAAATGTGAGTACTCTTGAAGGTTTTACGAGTGATCTTCGGTTGCCTTAGTCGCGAGGTAGAATCTCAATTCACCCAAATCGGCGACATTATATTTCAAAATCAAAAAACGATTCGCTTCTTCTTGAAGGAGTTGTACAGATGCACACATACTCGTGGCTTTTGTAAATATATTCAGATACTTCAATGAATAGAGTCCAGAAATAGTCGGACTCTCTTCATTGCAATCGATCTCGGTTTCTTGGTTTGCGAAGTCACCTTCGCAACGAAGTTTAAGTTTGGTCCCATCACGAGTGATTTCTATTTCACTCCCAATGTTTGCCATGTCTCGACAAAGACGTTGCAAGTCCATGGACGGTAAAGTTGTGACGGTTGTCATTTGAATGTCCGGGACTTCAATTTGACTTTCGTTGATATCGAGAAGTTTCAATTCGAAACTTGTACTCGTTTTCTTTGCTTCGCTCACGATTTCAATATTCATAAATTCCTTCGAATCGACAGTAATTTTCAAAACGTCGTTGTTTGTGATGGATTTCAAAAGTTTGAATGTATTTGAAATATTTATACCCGCGATGACTTCGTGTTCGCACACGTATTCTTCAAAGTTTTCAGCTGGTAAAAACATATCGACGAGAGACGTTCTCGCTGTGTCGAGTGTGACGATATACATCCCACTCGGCTTAAAGTATATATTCAGGTCATTGAGTACATCCTTCAAAACTTCAAATGTAGATTTAAACGCCGAAGCTTGGATCGTTACCAATCTCATGTCTGTAGATTTATTTACTCACTTCTTTATGTTATTATACGCATCAGATACACTCATCGTTATTCGATCTTCAAGATCCTTTGTCATCGCCGGCTGTAACGAACGTCCGTAACTATCCAAATTAAAAATATCGCCATCGTCGTCGTCACCGTCTAAAGAAGATACAGCACACGCTGACCCGAACCCACAACCACCAAAATCATTCGACGGGAGTAGGGATTCCAACCACGCTTTAATTTCATTCCCAACCAGTATCTTACCGTTTTGAGTGAGAAGTGTTGGTACGCGCGTTATGGAGTTGCCGTATTTCGGTGGTATGCCCTGGGTGTTTACATTATGAAATTTTACCATTTGTTTGAAATTTTTATTCTTTTGAATATAATCAATAATGTCTAAGCTATGCGCACACCTTGGACTATAAATCAGTAGTGACATTTATATGTACTGGTTTATTTTCTCAATTTAAATTAACGCATGATGAATGGACTACCCATCGCCCTACTTTTGATCGTCGTCCTTCTTTTGACGGTCAGACGCGAATCTTACAGTGAAGTTTTTGGTTTCTCAGGATGGAGCAAACCCAATGAAGGTATCATCCTCGATGACCCAGTCGAAGACATCTCTAAATATCGTATGGTCGAGACTAAGATTGACAACGACACAATTCAACGCATCGTCCTCGCGACAAACGCCGCGATCAAGACGAAGACCGGTATATGTAATTACATTATTGAAACGACATCCATTAAGAAGTTCGTGGAGCGAAGTGGACCGAAGGAATTTTACCGCGCGATGTTTATGGCTGTGAAGAATAATGGATTTGCATTTGGTTTCGCTGTGACTGTGGATGTCGAAGTTGTCGGGGACGTCGTGAAAGTTAAGTCTCTGCGAACACAACCGATCGACGCTGATATCCCGAACGATATCAAGCCGTTCACCGACGGTGAAGCCGGTCAAGATTTTGTCGAATACAAGCTCGTCAAAGAGAAAGCCGTACCGACTCGAAGTGAGTTTGAATCCGCTAAAAATAAATTCCGTTAATTGTAATGATCAGCATCGATGATGTTCAAAAGATCGAGAACACACGAAAACAAATAAAGAAGGAAATATATACTAAAATCTTCGAACAGTTTTCAAGAAAGATTAAACAGACGGCCGAGTTTGGTCAGAAGCAGGTTTTTCTCAGGGTTCCGAGTATTGTCATGGGATATCCGTCATTCGATCGAACGATCGCCGCGAGATACCTTAAGCGACAGTTGGATAACGGTGGATTCGTCACGCAGTTAGTATCTGAAATCGATATATATGTCACGTGGGACATAAAAGTAAGCAGGGAACAAAAAACTCACGAAGAAGACCCGGACATTGAATTTCCAAGCTTTGTCAATCTCAGAAAGATTGCAAATGAATACAGGAAATAGTGCGTGGTAATCTTCTTATTTAAAAAACCACTTAATCATAAATGGACAATTTAAACGTACTCGTCGAGGCTAAAAAGGAGTACCTCGGACAATTGTGTCATCTCATGACCCCAGTTATGATTCAGGTGTTTCAGGACATGTATGATGAAGCTACGAAGCTTTCCAAGGGACGAAAGGTACTCATCATGTATCAAAAACTTCTCAAGGAAGTTCCGAATTGGTCGAACGCCATGTCGAAATCGCACTCGGACAACATCACGGAACGTTGTTCGTGGTTTAGTGATTTATTAGCCGCTGTTTTTGTCGCGTGCACGAAGATTCTTTCAGCGGTGCGTCTCAATTCGGTGAACAAGAAGATCAGTCTCAAACTTCCTACAAACGAAGTATTCATCCAGACCGTATACAATAACGCCGCGAAAAATGTGTACAAGGATCCGTATGTGTATCACGAAGAACAATCGGAATACGCACGCGACGAACAGTTAACGATTCGATTTTGTGCGTGCATCGAAGAATCCATCAAGGAACTCATTCCCGTACAACAAATTCTCCAGACGTACATGTCTCAAGAAAGTAAGGATATCGACATCGGTGATACAGAAGAACCAGAGGATCCGGACGTTTTTGAAGGTGACGACATGGAACAACAACCCGAACTCGGTGATGAGCCCATGACGGAACCGCGTCCAATGGACGAAGAACTTCCACCGATGGAAGCGGATAACGAAGACATCGCACCGGTCGAGGAATTGGCTCGGCCTATGGGGTCTCCGCTTGATAATGAATTCAAAACGATAAATACAGTCGAAGCTCCTCATCCGGTCGCCCCCGTGGACGCGAGAGATGAAGACGTGTTTTTTGGTGATGCACCAGAGCACAGAACAAAAAAAGTTGGCTATAATTAAATGGAACTCTCCGACTATCTCCGAGACCCCATGTGGGCGGCACTCATAAGTGGAATTATCACCGCAATTTATATTCACGCGAAGGCCCAACTCAACAACGAAGGTAAGCTTCAGCTCAGCGCGTACTCGAAGCCGGCGGCGCTCAACGCGATACTCGTTTATTTCATCGTTTCGAATGGTATCGGACAACGTGAGTCGATTTCCACGGAACCTTTTTAGACTTAAAGATTTTGAGGGTATACTAATAAAATGGCGTCGGTTTCTGCTTTTAACGATATGATGACTCAATTTCTTGTGGAATTGCACAAGACTTTCCCACAGGAGAAAGGCATTAAAAAGTTCATGACTCAATTCGAGCTCTTGAAGGATACGAATCCGCGAATGGCGGTCGACACGTTCATGGGGGGAATTACTCCCTACGCCGATAAGATTTCCCAAAAGGATGAATCCTTCGTGCTCGAAGATCTCGATAAGATTGATTACTTATCTGAATTGAATTTCAAGGATAATTGGAATTCGTCACTTTCGACGAATACGAAGGACGCTATCTGGCAATACATTCAAACCTTATATATGCTTGGTACCACGATTACAGCCATCCCTTCAGAGACGCTGGCGATGATTGAAAACATCGCGAAGGACTGTGCCGATAAGATGGGTGATGATGGTAATGGTATCGACGAGGCCGCGCTTATGAAGACGATGAACAGTATGTTTGGTAACCTTATGAAAAAATAACCTCACTCTATATAAATGAAGGCTTGGTTTGACGACCCGAAACAGCTGATCAAAGTGGATCGAGTTCTCCAATTCTGGCCCACTAACAAACAATCACCAGAGGAACGCGTAAATGCCGCATCGCGGTTCGTCATTTACGCGACGTGTTTTCTTTATTTGATTCGTCGTGACATTCGTATCTTCGTGCTCGGAGCGACGGTTCTCGGTGTTCTTTATGTAATGTACAAGGCTAAGATGATTAAGGAAACGTACGGGCGATCGACGTTTGGTGGAAGCTCGTGCCAGATGCCATCCATAGATAACCCCATGGCGAACGTTTTGTTGACGGATATCACAGATAACCCCAATAGACCCCCGGCGTGTGACTACTCGTCGGTTCGTCCCATCGTTCGAAGTTTCGTCGATGACCGCATTCCTTATGATGCGGGGCGTTCGAGATCTCCGTTACCCGCACAGCAACGAAGTGCGGCGTCTCGACAATTTATTAGTGGCCCGGTGACGTCGATCCCAGGTGACCAAACGGCATTCGCTGAATGGTGCTATGGTGACAAGAATCGGTCGATGTGTAGAAGTGATGTGGGTGCATGTAGCCCAAATGCGAGAGGAGCTCAGCTCGGCCCTTTCTCGGGATTAGATTTCAGCGGAGACAGACGATAAATATTCTTATCTAATAGTAAATGGCATATCAGCTCCAACCTGGCTTGTCGCTCGTTGAAAATCCTGCAATCCCGACAAATCGCGCGACGGATGACGTTTTCGTATACCCCCAACCGAGTACGTTGAACCTTGGTTCGAGACCGCAGACCATGCTTTATGGTACGGCGCCGTACATGGCTGGTAAGGGATCTCCAGCGCAGTACATTGACACGAGTGATGAGCTCAGACCGCAGTCGACTTCGCAATTTAACAAGTTTTTGGTGAAGACGCACGAGCGTAACTTCTTTCCTCTTCAAAATATTGAATGTAAATTGCCACTTCAGTCGACAACGTATGAACCAGCCAGTACACGCGCCGACCTTCAGAATGGCTTGTTTAACCAGAGATATCATAATAAAAATATTAGCAAGAAGTAAGAATGGCTGATCCCATCTCAGTTTTGGCGGTAGCTGGCTTGGTGTACGTGGGTCGAACACTCAGTAAAGATACTGAACCCCAACAATTGGGGCCTCGACTCGTCACCGAACCACAAGAACCATTATTGTCTGATCAAATTCCACAATTTAGAGAAACACGTTTCGATAATCCGATGCCAGTGACATCTAAGAACGAAACACAATCTTTTGCAGTCATCGCCCCGCAGCAGCGAAGTGGTGGACAAGAGGTTTTGAACATGCGAAATCGTATGTATGATCAAGGGCGCATGAACAATTTATCACCCATCGAGAAGCAAATGGTTGGTCCAGGTGTCGGTGTCGGTCCGAACGTGCCGGCGTACGGTGGTTATCAACAACTACTTCGTATCAACCCGGTTAATGTTGGTGAGTATCGTCTCACAACACTCCCAGGTCGATCGGGTCCGGCTCAAGATATCAGTGGTGGTCGCCATGGTCTCATCGGTAAAGTCACGCACAACATGCCTGAAAAGACTGCTTTCCTTCCAGAAAGACGTCCGGAAATGCCGGGGCGTGCACAGGGTATGGGTGGACGTTTGGTTCGTCAGGAACACGAACGCACCAAGCGAACGACCAATCGTTCGGAAACTGGTTTGCGCACCGACGGCCTCGAAAACGCACCCGCGAAGCGATTCATACCCTTGGGTACGATGGCTCAAGACCCCACGCGTAACAAGTTTGATGCGAATGAATTCCAGTACAACTACAACAATCAACCCGTACCGAATATTAACAGTTTCCACGGTGGATACACGAATGCCCCGGGTAACAGAATCGCGGAAGAACGTGGTAATAAGGGTTACACCACAGAGCAGCTCCAGGAGTATGGATTCAGAGCGGACGATCGTCGTGGGAAGGCGAACAGACCCGGAAACGCGGGGCGCATGAATGTCAGAGAGACAGCCATCAAACAAAGTGGCCTTCTCTCGAGTGTTCGTTCGGACACGACCAGAATTGATGGTCGTATGAATGCCGCCAACGGTGCTTGGACTCAACAATACACCAACGATAAGTATTACAATTTCAACGCGTACAAGGGTAACGCGAACCCGAATGCCAGGTGCAATGAACTCGATGTCGCGAAGAACCAACTCGCAAACAATCCATTATCCCAACGCTTCTATTAATTCGTTTTAGAATACCAGAGTAAAACACTCATTAAAATATTGTACCTATATTTTAATGAAGGTCCACAGCCTCGACATAGATAGCAGTGAAAGAGATGCTACTTTATACCCGTCTTCGTCAAATTACGTCGTGAGTTTAAATAACCCAATCTATAACGTTTCCAAGATCTCACTCGTGTCCGCAAAAATTCCAAACACACAATTACTTATTCACGAAGCGAATAAGAGCTTCAGTGTCAACGGAACACTCGTCACACTCGACGAAACCAATTATTCTAACGCACACGATCTCGCGACGGATTTGTTAAATGAACTCGCGCCACCCGTATCGAATGTGACGTCCGTTGTATACGACGATGATACGAATGCAATCACATTTTCAAACGTCGGAAACTCGAACGCATTTTCATTTGATTTCAGAACGGGTGTGTATGGATACACGAGCAATACATCTGTAAAGACAACACCTCACCAAGTCATAGGACTTTCGTCTCTTGATTATGTATCGTCGAATGGACGAATCACGACTGGAGCTGTCAATCTCAGTGGTCCGACATCCATCATCGTTCGTTTAAGTTCGGGTTCGGACGAATTTAGTAAGACTGTATTTTCGGATACACCGTTTTACACCGGTCGCATTCTTACGAAAAATGGGGAGATTGTTCACAGTGGTGCGGATGATCCCATGACACACGTGTTTCATTCCGGTTCACAGAAATCTATCCGAGATCTACGCGTCGAATTTTTCTACATGAGTCACGGACGTCTCATTCCATACGATTTTAGAAACCAAGATCACGTGCTTAAGTTTGAAATTACATGTTCTACGGATAAACTCGAAAGCTTACCAAAGGTAGATAGAAAGACGGAATTGCCGCCACCAATAAGTATTCCTGAATTGGAGAATCCTTATAGATGGAAAGAGTATGCATCCATAGCTTTGATTGTTTGTGTCGGTATCATAGCACTAATGCTTACGAAACGTAAACCAAGAGTCGTACTTACGCCCGCGTAACCGCGTAGACCGGCTGGAGCGGCTTGCGAACACGAGACGACATTTGCGACATGATGAGGTAGACCGTGACAGACAAAAGCGTCGTGAACAAAGCGGTCAACGTGTAATGCATGCCACCGTTGCGCTGAACCTTGACGATTTGGTTGATCAAAAATCGGACCAAGTCCATCCACGCGAGGGCGGCCGCGAAAGAGAATCCCGCAACGACCGCGTTGAGGGATTGAGATTCGAGTTCCTGGGTGACCAAGGTGACAGCGTCGATCGCTTGCTTCATTATATTATAGTATACTTCTAGAAATTATTCCGGAAGTAGATCTTCCTCGAGTGCGATTTTTTTGAAATTTGTTTTTTTGTATCCTTTCGTCCTGGAAGTTTCATCGTCACTATCGCTATCGGATTCGGAATCGGAGTCAGAGGCACTATCATCGTCATTCTCAATAATTTTGAATTCATTCGTGGTCCATCCCTCCACAGTGCTCATTACTATTAATAGCATTTTTTAACAGCTCCTCGATCGGACTCTGTGGTTGCCACGAATCCCACGAGTCATACGCCTCGTTGATGGCCATGAATGCGGGGTCGTCTCCTGAATATCGTACGAACTCGACACTGTCATCGTCGATGACCGTGAGATCGTCTTCGTCTTCGTCTTCGTCTTCGTCGTTATATATTTCCGGAAAGTGGCTACCGATTTGGAGTCCAACCGTGCGCATTGCGCAATACTTCGCGGCGTACTCAAAGTCTCTACTGAGTACGGCATCTCGACCACACGCTTTCGCGTATTCACATGAAAGCATGATGGCTTTTTCCACGACGGGAGTCACGATATCTATGAGAGTTTTCAAATGACTTTCATACATATGATCACTCCCCGTATCTGTGATATCGAAACCAGTCTTCATTTATTAGTTGTCACCAAAAATAGTTTGTGCGATTCCATCCATAATCCTGAGCACGTTATAACTTAGGGCGTATACACGTAAATCTCTGTCGTGTGTATCGTTAGGTGTAAGATTTACGTTAAGTATTTGATTCTTAACGAGTGAAAAGTTCTTTTGCCCCGTTGGGTATGGTTTTTCTGGTTCAAAACCAAAGTTATAGGAATAAAAACGGCGAATGAGTGGTGTTTTCGAGTGATGTATACCGGGTTGCAAAGCTTTCAGAAACATAAACTTACCGGTTTCACCGGATATGATGCGTTCATCGTCGAGTGTTAATTCGAGTGATACCAGATTTTCATAAAAGTAAAGTCTGTTGTCCACGGCTATATAAATGTTATCATAATCAAATGGACTCACAAAGTCATTAAACTTTCTTTTGTTTTCTCTTTGAATCACAAATAATAATTCTTTGACTGGATTTACGAACGAAAGTTTTACTGTATTATTTCTCACACCCATGGGAATCTTAAATATATTCTCTTGAATTTGTGTAATCACGAAGTCGCGACGCGTGTGTTGAATCTTAAGACGTTCGGCGCTTTCAAGGAACACGAGTTCCAAATTCATACCAAATTTCTTAATTCTATTTTCAAGATACGACCGCTTTAGATGATCATAGACGCGCACGTGTCCAGCACTCGTTCCATTACCGTCGTTTGACTTTGCACCCGCGGCGACGCGTGATCCATCACCAGATATAGCGACTGACCAACCGAGTTCGTCTCCGAGTGCCTCTGCGTCTAGATCTACACCGATCTGTTTCCACCCGGCGAGACCATATTTATAGACTCGCACGTGTCCGGCATCCAAACCGGTTCCATCGTTCGCGTTTGCACCGACGACGAGTATGTTCCCATCATCGGAAAGTGCGACAGATATACCACTCTGGTCACCCGCGGCTTCACCGTCGACGTCTTGTCCTAGTTGTGCCCAATCGCTCCCCGAATATTCGAACACGCGCACGTGCCCGATACCGTTATTCTTCGGACCCCCAATCGCGAGTCGGTGTCCGTCACCCGAATAATGAATCGAAAAGCCAAATTCATCTCCGGGATTTTCACTGTTTATGTAATTTCCGAGCGCGAGCCACTGATCGAATGTAGAATTATAGTACAATGTACGAACATAACTCGTACCGTCGGGGTTATTTGCACCACCCGCGACACGTAAACCATCTCCGGAAATAGAAACACTATAACCGAGTGCGTCACCCGTCGCCTGTCCAAATTCACTGTGTTTATGATTCCAAGCACCTTCCTCGTATTTGTACACGTAAAAAACACCCTGCGACGTCGCATAACCACGCCCCCCTATCACGATCGTATTTCCATCATCCGAGAGTTGTAGTGCAGCACCAAAATTTAGGTTTTGCGTTGTTTGATGTATCGTTGGATTAATCAATTCACCACTTCCCCACGTGGTTCCATTCCACCTGAAAATTTTCACTTGGCCGTTGTTTGATATGGAGTTATAGTTATGGTCGGGAGCACCGACGGCGAGTATCATTCCGTTCGCCGAAAGCGAAACCGCCTGTCCAAAGAAGTCTTGTGCGATTGTACCGTCTATGTCGGCACCCATTTGTGTCCACGTCTGATTTACGAGCCGATAGACACGAACGTGACCTGAATCGTTCGGCACCGCGTCGTTATTGGGAGCGCCTATCGCTATGATAGAGCCATCGCGCGACATGGAAACGGAAAACCCCGACTCATCCCCGACGGCTTCACCGTCGATGTCCACACCGACTTGAAGGTAATTATCGACTTCGTAACCAATACCCGCCGCCGTGTGTGATGAATATGATGTTACGTTATTTACCGAAATAATGGTATTATCTACGAGTACATCTTCTATATTTCTAAACTTTACTTCTATTTCAATTTCCTGTTTATCGATCGCACACAGAGGTATGGCGAGTTCTGGGTTTCTGTAAAAGTAAAATGGTACGTCCACGAAATACTTTTCACTCGTCGTCGCCGTCCCGAGATGGCCTATGATCGATGCATCTGCCACCCTGACAGAAGATTGTCGATTGGGATATTTACCGATAAGTTTTGACAACGCCGTTTGATTTGTTTGTGTGTAGTTGTGTTCGGAGTATATTTGTAAGTAATCACTCGGTATGCGTTGAGTGACACTTCCACCGATGATGAGATCGACGTGTTCAATCATCGCGTGCGCGATTGATTCGACGTACCCTATACCACTGCTCGAGGCGTTAGGTATGGCATCGAGTTCAATCTCGAAACTTACAGTTTTTAAGAGATCACCGATATTGATCGGTATTCTACTACGTAAAGTAGTACCAAATTCGGGAACGCCGTCAAAATCATGCTTCGTATACGTCTTTGCAAAATTTGTATGTCTGGAGAACCGCTTTGTAAAATATGTAAACTGTGGTTCAACCGTAAAAAACCTGTCCTGTGGACCGGTTGTCTCGAGCTGAAGTCTACCAGCCATTACTACTATAAAGGGTTAAAATTTTAAACCAGCTAATCCACTCTGTATGCGTAACACATTGTAATTTTTTGCGTATACACGGATAGTGTTTGTACCGTTCGTCGTTGAATCGAGTTTGATTGTAAATAGTTTATGATAAATACGGCTCATATTAACCTGACCAGTGGGATATTCAGCTTCAGGTTTTTCAGAGAAAGAGTACACACCAAATATAGGATTTACACTGGTAACCCCGAGCACTGTGGGTGAATTCGTGTGATGTATTAACGACTGTTGGTACGTGATAAATTTGTGATCCGCGTTAAACACTTGATTGTCGTTGAATTTAAGTTCAACGTTATCAATCTTTTCAAAGTTCAATGGGAGATTATTGCTCGTATAATAATCGTTCTGGGCGATGAAATACATCTCTTTGACCGGGTGTTGGAATTTGAGCATCACAGACTTTGTATTCATACCGTACGGCATCGTAAATTGCGACATTTGTAATTGGGTGATCACATATTCAAGAGGTCTGGTCATTAAATAGTTCTTTTCATCGTCACCTATGAATACAAATTCGGTATCCATTGATATATTTTTAATAGACGCCGTCACGTTCGATGGTACTATGTTATTCTTTGTGTCGCGCACAATCTTATTCAACGGTCTAAGTTTTACACGAATTTCAACGAGTTGTTTCGTGAGTGCGCAGATGGGAATAGATAGGTTTGGGTATCTGTAAAAGAAGAATGGTAAGTCTATAAAGAATGTATAGTCTCCGCGATAACCGAGATAGTTACCGTGACTATTCAAAAAATAAAGCGACTGTGCGACGTCATCGTCGTTATTGTAAAGTTGTTGGTTGATAAAGATGTATTCCCCTGTGATACGCTCGATGGTCTGACCACCGATAAGAAGTTCGGCGTATTCAATGAGTTCAGTGCACACAGAAGGAACGTACACGAGATTGTTAATCAAATTACTTTCATCTGGGGTTGGATCACTGAGCGTTATTTTCAGTGAAATATTCTTAATCAGGTCGCCCTTATTCTTTGGGACTCGACACTCCACAATCTCACCGAAATCAATAGTACCATCAAAAGGACTTTCAATCTGTTCGAGTGCAAACTTACTATGTCGTCTGAAGAGCGTTAAGAAATACGAAAATTGTGGATCACCTGTGAGCCACTGGTCTTGGATTCCGGTGACAGCGAGTCTCACACGTCCAGACATATCTACTGTATGTGAGTAAAATTTTGCGAAATAAAACGATTCACTACAGTAGAATGAATCTTCAATTGAGGAAATTCAAACCCGAGTCAATTTCAGATGACCGGGTGTGTGTATTCATCGGTAAGCGTAACACAGGGAAGTCCACCCTGGTTAAGGATATCATGTATCACAAAAAACATTTACCAGCGGGTATAGTTCTCTCTGGTACAGAGGAAGGGAACCATTTCTATTCCGATTTTATTCCAGATTTATTCATCTATGGAGACTACGACAGAGACGCCATCGAGCGCGTCATGGCGAGACAGCGTAAACTCGTCGGCGCGGGTAGAACGGAATGTGGAGCTTTCATGCTTCTTGATGATTGCATGTACGACTCAAAGTTTCTCAAAGATACATGCATTCGCCAATGTTTCATGAACGGGCGACATTGGAAGATATTCTTCATGCTCACGATGCAATATGTCATGGACTTACCTCCCGCACTTCGCGCAAATGTTGATTATGTATTCATTCTCAGGGAAAACATCATACAAAACCGTGAAAAACTATACAAGTCATTCTTTGGTATCTTTCCGAGTTTTGATATGTTTTGTAAAGTCATGGATGCGTGTACAGAAAATTACGAGTGTCTTGTATTAGATAATACGGTTAAATCTAATAAAATACAGGATTGTGTGTTTTGGTATAAGGCGACGGTTCGTAAGAATTTTAGGGTTGGGGGTCCAAGTTTATGGCAGGCGCATAAGAAACTGTATAATCCTAAATATTTAGAACAAAGGGAGGACGATGCGAAGAAGGCTACAAAAAAGACAGCGCTCAGGGTAATTAAACGAAAATGATAAATGCGTCACTCACATGTTTCAAAAAACTCAGGGTATATAAATGTCTGACATACGAACCATGAACCTGAACGACAAAGATGATGGTATGGTTTCTCTAGATAATCCATCGACTACGTTTGTGCAAGAAAACGGTCTTGAAAAAAATATGAGTCAAAATAAAGATACAACGACCATGGATTCCACACCGATTTCCGAACTTATGAGTGGTGGGAGCGCCATGCCCGAACAGATGCCCGACATGATGGCACCGCCCATGATGAGCGCTGAACCGCGCATGCAGAGCATGCTCGCCGCAGCTCCGCAAATGCAGCAGCCGCAACAAACGAGCGAAAAGGTTGAACCAAAGAGTAAAAATATCATGAATTTGACAGACGATCAATTATTTGCGTTGATCGCGGGTGTGTGCGCTGCCGCCGCGGTGAGTCGGCCGGTCCAGGAGAAGCTTGCGAGTTCTGTGCCCAAGTTTCTGAGTGAGAATGGCTCACGGAGCGCGGTTGGGTTGGCGTCGACGGGTCTCGTCGCTGCCGTTATCTTTTACGTGATGAAAACATACGTCGTGAAGAATTAATAATTCGACACATTCATGGCGGATGCCACGGGAGCCGTATCACCCGCGGATTCCCAGCCCATTTGTGTATACAGTGTCTTATGAATACCAGAATAGTAGGTAATCAAGGCACCGATAGTAAATGTGGTCACAAATAATGCACTACCTTGTAGTGTTTTCTTTGTGTCTTTACCGTAGTTCTTCACAGTATCACGTGACTTCTGACTCACGCGACCTATCGCGAAAGTCAGTATAAAGGAAAAGATTGACGCGATCATCATGAACTTTTGGTCCACCGCGAGTTGGGGGATGTTTCCAACGATCATGCGAAGGATGTTCGGCATGACGATCGTCATCAATGCAATTCTGACGTTGTAATTTTCAATGAAAAGTGGAAGTTGTGTCACGAGCATAACACCGATCCACAAACCAATCGCTTTCGCAACCAGGGACGGCGGGGTCTTCATATGAATATAGTCAAGATTATTTATCCTGAATGTACTGCCCGCAAAACTTGGTCTTCGATGATATCTTTTCATATATTCCGATGTCTATACATATCTGTCGAAGCTCGACGAAGTTATTCCAGAAATCGTCGGAGTGTGAATATTCACGCACGGTCGTGTGTGCGAGTTCGTGAATGAGTACGTGAAATATCTGATTCGCGTTTTGTCCGTCTATGCACAAGCCGATATCGACACCTTTGTTGGTATTATAACCGATCGGTCCGCGTGTTTTAAACACCGCGGTGATTGGCACGCAACGCGTCAAGACCTTGAATTTTTCATTACCCGTGTCTTCGAGGTGTTCGCGTAACCGCCTGTATTTTTCTTTAACCTCTAAAAGCCTCTTCGGCTGACGCGTCATCACAAAGAGAATAAAGTTAACAATGATGAGTAAAAGCCACGCTATCATTTCTTATATACAAAGATAAATTTACTATAGAGTTCGGAAATTCGATTTCCACGAAGACCCTCCCATGTTTCTAACGTGAAACCCATGTCTTCCAAATGTGTAATCAAGAGGTCTTTGAACGCCACTGGCTCTGATCGCGGACCTTCTGCATAAAATGGCGTGTCTACGAGATGTACGAATAATTTTTCACCGAATCCACCGTTAGGTGGGTGTCTCATTTTAAAGAAGTTTCCAATGTCATCGGTAAAAGGTGTGTTGAATATGATTTTCTCTGAATCTGGAATGATACCCACGAGTCGCCCACCGGGTTTCATGCGCCGTTTTATTTCCCTCAATGAATCGAAGAATAAATCGCGCGTCTGAAATATATAATGTAAAGAAAAATTATAACATATGAGATCGAAACACCGTCGTGGACAGTCTGCGATATCACCGTTATAAAAATTAACACGCATCTTCATATTCTTTGCGCGTGTCTTTGCCTCTTCGAGTGCTGATGGTTCTGGATCGCACATATTTATGTTTGCACCACACGCTCTCCATTTCTGAAGATCACCACCAAAACCACACCCAACGTCGAGGATTTGATATCCTTCTTTAGTGACCGACTGAATCAAATCACGCTTCGCATCATTGTGCGTCCGTCGAAGGTCTTCCATTTATCTATAATGTTTTCAGTCTTTTAAACGACTTAGTTACTCAAAAGGCTTAAAGTTTACTACCGTATCAAGACTATAATGGCTTCTCTTGAACAAGATTACACGACGGTTCCCGGACAGCTCTATGCGTGCCTGTCCGTTGTTGGTCCGGAATGTCCGCAAAAAAATGATAAATTCGGCGTTAAAATCCGCGGTGCATTCTCGACCCGTGATGAGGCGTCTAACCATGCAAAGCGCTTGCAAAAGGAAGACCCAACGTTTGATATTTACGTTGTTGACATGTACAAGTGGTTGCTCATCCCCCCGGACAGAGAAGCGATCGACGACGTGCATTACCAAAACGAAAAGCTCGAAGAGATCATGCAAGGATATAAGGAAAACCAAATCCAGGCAGCGAGACTATTCGAAGAGCGTAAGAAGGATATGATGGAAGTGAGATCGGACGGGGTGTACATCAAGCCTGGTGATGAAAACTCGAAATTCTACACGAAACCCGATGAGGCGCCGGTCAGTCACCCGGCCGAAGTGTTGGAACGACTTCAAAAGGAAAAGCCGGACGCTCCGATCGAGGAATTGGTCAAGGAGGCGGATGCGATCGTCGCGGCTGAAATTGAAGAACGAAGAAAGCGTGCCGAGGCTGAGGCCGACGCCCAGTCATCGACGGATGCGGTCATCGAAGAAAAGGCGGAAGAATCTGGGGAAGAAGTGACGTCTGCGTAAAAAAAAAGTATGAGCTTATGGTAATATGCTCAGCGTCATTCTTAATATTATTACATTGACGATCGTCGCGGTGCTATTTATTTTGTTTTTTTCCTTATATAAGAAGAGAAAAAACAAAAGTGATACTGCCTATGAATTAGGCTTAGAATTACTTAAGGATCCACTTGTCGTGAGCCGTGCATATTTCACGGAGCCGGCGACTGGGGATATCGGTGAATTTGAACCCTTTCCAACCTCAGGATGGTCTCAGGATGACTGGTTGCATGGTTTTACCCATAAAAAAGCCTAAAATGAAGGCTACAAATATAATAATATAGGCCGTCTTATCGATGGATGAAAACAAATCAGGCTTGTTTGCATCGATCGGTTGCCATTGTTGATGCGTGCCCGGAAACATTGGTGGGGGTGGAGGAGGTGCGTACGATTGTTGTTGCTGTTGCTGCTCATAGAAATCGTCCCTATCATCGTAGTCTTTATTTAACGATTCAATTTCAGACTTGTAATCAATGGGATTTCCTATATCCGTCTCCATTTGTTATACAAAACATCTTTTTTTTAAGCTAAATTTCCTCATCTGATTCAGATTCGTCGACGACGAAATCCTTCAAGTTGCCATTCTCGTCCATCTCCTCATCATCATCGTCAAAATCAGATTCATCGTCAGATGTGTATTCCTCCTCGGTGTCTATATCGCTATCGAAATCGGAATCGTGTTCATCTTCTTTATAGTCATCAACGACGATTTCTTCGGTCGGTTTGAACAATTCCGGCTTCTTCACACGACGTCCTGAACGAGTAGTAGTGGGCATTTATGTTCTAATTGATCCTATTGTTTAAGTATTTTGGATAAAGAACAACACCCTTATTGATTGCAATATTCATGAGTCGGTTTTCGAATGTATATCCAATTTTCTTTGAAAGTTCGTGAATTGGCTCCTGTATATCGTAATCTCCCGATTCGGCGTATAGAGCCACGTCTTCGAGACGATCGAGTGATTCGAGCATGTATTTTTGTGCTGCGTGCACATCGACATGCATATATCTCTGTGCCAAGTTGAATTTGGATATAAATTCCATGAAAACACGTGGATTCACACCCGAATACGCGTGGGCTTCGCGTTTGAGATCCATGAAAGGATCTTCTTCTGGCTCTTCTTTAAAAGCGAGCTTAGATGCGAGGACTATACCAACACCGAGCAGTATGAATGCCATATCTGTAATTACAATCTATTTTTATTCGGGTATAATACATTCGAAGATTTAGTGTTTAGAGCGTACACACGTCCTTTTTTTCGACACACTTGACAATCCTGAAATATTTTACCCTTTTCGATTCTAAATGATGTATATTTTTCATGGTCGACTTTTGCAATTTCACAATAGTTTGACGTCGTCGATACTATGTACTTTTGACCCTCCTTGGAAATCTTGATCACTGTGATATCTTGTCGTTTCGGTATACATCCCTGAATATACTTTTCCACGTGTTCACGAGCATCTTTGTAGTTTATATCGGACTTTTCCTTCTTACCGTCTACTTTTATGGTCGGACACTGTTTCAACGTTTCCTTTTCTGGATACAATCGTTCAATAATCTGGGGTGTGAGTGTATGTCTACGACCACAAAAATCTTTACAAAATCCATCACGCCTGTCTCTGATCGTCTCACATCTACAAAAACACTTTTGTGTGATCTTGTCACCGCTTATGTAAAACCACACGTGATTAGAGCCATGTGGTCTTTTTAAGTTTTCACAATACTTTGATGTCGTGGATGCGAGATATTGGTTTTTAAATTTGAAGAGTTTTGTGATTCGTGCATCCCCTTGTCCTTCGAGATGCGTTCGTATAAAATCTTCGACGAATGTTCGTACCTCTTCATCGTGGAGTTCGTCTTTGGTCTGTATATCGGTGAACGCACCTTCCTTGACGGAACGCGACGGACTCTCGACGTGTACGAAATCTTGATTTTCTGTTCGAACAGCCGCCATGGCTAATATATCTTTGTCCGGCGCCTGATCTATTCTCAAAAGTGTACTCAGTGGCCCGGTTTTGTATACGAATACGGGTAGGTACGCAACTTGAGTGACTTTTCCACTGTTATGACATCCGTCGCACCCCTTTCCACCACACGCGTCGTGTTTTCCTTTCTTATGCGACCACGGCATCCTAAAACCACTACCCTTCGATCGGCGCTGTATATCACCGTAGACGGACGAATCTATGATTTCATTCCAATCTATAGACTTCTTCGCGGCATACAAAGCGACGAGAATGTGTTCTCGCAGTGCCACGGCGGAATCTTGATTTACCACGAACCCCGGCCAATTTAGATGAACACCCGTTTTCATGAGACTCCCCGCCTTCTTTGGTGGGGATACCGAAATGAGACACTCTTTCCCACCGTGACGCTTCACCTTGTCACATATGACTTTACAGATATCTTGAATTTCTTCGAGATTGAGTGCCTCGGTATTTTTGTAATCTATATCCACGAAAAAATTGTACGTGGGTGTTTTTTGTTCGACGACAAAGACGTGTTCACCTTGTCTAACACTCTCTATATATTTCGTGTAAAACTCATCCAATTTATCAAATGGCACCGAGAGGACCCCACCGTCCATGAGCACATGTGATAACTTGTTTCCGTGAGCGAAACCCTGCTGGGAACACCATCGTTTAAACATACTTACATTGCATACGCGTTTATTTTTTAATACCTACTCACAGATGTCATGAATGACAGGTCTGGTAATTCAACACTCGATGCGAGTTCTTGTTTTAGGACCAAGAGCTCGTATACCTTGAGATCCTTGATTTCTTCAATCTTTTCATCCGCTTGTTCGATCGTGAGGGCTCTGTTATCGATGAACAGGTCTTTAATTTGCCTGAGAATGTACGCTTTCGACTTCATCACTACTTAATAGAGAATGTTTTTCTATTCAATCCTGACACGCATGCGTAAAATTCTGGATTTTTTATGACGTTGTCTATAATTCTATTCCAACGTTTACGATTGTTAAATTCTTCGAGTGTATCGAAACTCATGTAGTCATTTTCGTCGTACGTCTTCTTTATGGGTTGTTTATTTTGCTTTTTTAACTGTGTCTTCATCTTTTCTTCGTAAAATCTCTTTACGAGCGAATGCTGTTCGTTTCTTTTATAGTCGACAAAGAATACATATACGTTATATATGAGGTCGATCGTCGGACTTTCTTTAACTGTAAATTTAAATTCGGTATATTCACCCTTTTTGAGTGATACTATACCCCTCGTCTCTTCTTCAAGTTCGCGAAGAGCACAACGTAATGGATTAAATATTTCTCGTCGTCTACACCCGCCTGTGACAAATATCCACTCCTTAAATCGACGATCTCTCACCGTCAAAAACCTTGGCTTTCCTTCAGCAAACGTTACTGGAATCGCAATCGCTTTGTATTTTTTCATTGCTCATTAGCAAGTTACAATTAATGGATATGTTTATTTCGCCGACAAATCGCCCGAATCCCCCGATTTTTCTTCGACTTTAACCTCTTCTTCCCCTTCTCCTTCTCCGTCCTCGTCCTCGTCCTCGTAATAAGACAATCCACTCACGTACTGTGCAATTTGACCAGATTGAATCTTCACATCCGTGATTTCTTGTTTCGCATTCCTGACTTCTCTGTAAAGATACAGACTTCCCAAAACACACACGATAACCGCGGCGATTAGCATGGTTTCACGATCGTATGAAAACATTATTGTATTAAAATGATGCTGTAGTTTTTTAAGCACCTATAATCGCACCCATTTTCACACGGTTTGCCGCACTACATTCATACGCCGCTTCTCCGAATTGCACGGCATTATAGTGTGCATCTTCGCAATGTTTTCCGGTTTCTATTGTCGTCGGTACTTGCTTAGAATCCACCAATTTTTCCAGTGTCCTGGATTTTGGATCGTAAGTGAGCACAAAAACGATGGCTAATAAGACTATAACAGTCCAAAACATATTATACTAATACCTGTGATTTAATTCGAGTACATGAGACCACCCATACCATTTTCAATGCGGAGCACGTTGTAGTTGACCGCGTAAATCTTATCCAAGGAGTTATTCTCCGTGCTGACGATTCTCGCCGAGTCGAGGCGCGAGAAGTTGAGCGAACCTGTGGGTTGAAGCTTCGATGTTTCGAGGCAGAAGGGGTAAATGAAAAGAGACGACGTCTTGTTACCAGTGGAAAACGGCACGTGGTAGTAGGAAGACACAGCCGAGAAGTTGGGGGACGCAAATTTGAAGTCGGTGACATCGGTACCGTTAATTTGGAGCTTCACCTTGTTCGTGGCGGTCATGAGACCACCGGCTTGGGTGTTACTCGCGAGGAATTTGATCGGGTGATTGAAGTTGAGTTCTTGAATCTTGCCCTGGGAGGCGACCGCATTTTGGACCTGCGTGATCAAGAGGTTTTGCGGCTTGCTGGCAAAGACCGTGCGTTCATCGGTATCCAAATACACGTAGTTCGTGTAACACTCCCACTTGTGGATCGCGGCACTCGGACCCCACGTGATTCGCAATTCAACATCGTGATATTGGAGAGAGATCAACGGAAGCGCGGATTGCCAGTTTTCGCAGAAAAAGAAGCGAAGCGGGTAGAACTGTTCGCTAGCACCACCTCTGTACAAACCACCCGCGACGGATCGAGATTGATTAGTCGCGAGAAGTTCCGGTGCGATGTGCGTTGTGAAGGTCGAATCTTGTTCATCGATCACTTGACCACCGATCAAGAGTTCGACCTTGGAAATAGCGGTGGTCCAGTCAGCGACCGTGTTCGCTTGTGTGCCGTCACCCTTGATCGGCATGAAGTAGACGTAGTTGAGGAGATCACCTTTGCGTTCGAAACGAACGGTAGACATACCGTTGTTAGACACGTTACCCTGGATGACTTGACGTTCAGTCGTTTGAGAGAAATTCGTGTGACGACGGTAATTAGAGCGGAAGAAGGACACTTCGGGTTGGCCAACAAGATGCGCATCTTGGGCACCCACAGCCACGAGCTGAGCAATTCCACCAGACATTTTATATTATATTAGCATTTTATTTTTTTAAGCTCCGACTCTAGATGCTCTATCTTCTGTATGGCTTTCTGAAGTGCACCATACATCGTCGCGTATATTTGATCTGGATTTAAGAATTTAAGATCTTGAATGCCATATTTTTCATCGATGATTTCGATTGATTTTGGCATGACTTCTTCGACTTCCTGAGCAATCCACCCGAGTACGTTTTTATCTTTTTGATTTTCACTAAATTCGGCGATATCATCTTTCCATTTGAAACGTCTGAGTGGTATGTGTTGTATGGTGTCATAACACTGATCGAGATCGGCATTTATTATATTTTCTTTGAGACGACGGTCTGAAGTCGATGACCAACTTCCACCACCGGTTTTTGCCGCAGTTCCAATCACCTCGAGATCAAATGTGGGAGACGACGTTTTAATACCGACACGTCCACTCGTGACGAGGGAATTTGTGATATTCGTAAGTTGTATGGTCGTTGAGGCTGTATTTCCTATAGTCGTGACCTGTTGAAGTGTGTGCGCTGGGGTTATCGATACGGTTCCGAGTGTGATCTTACTCGCCAGAACGTTCCCACGGACGGTGAGTACGTTTGATCCCGTGTCTTGTATCACGACATTTGCACCGACGTCGAGTGTATGTACGGGCGCTGTGTTTGATATACCGTAATTGGACTTCACTGATCTAAAACCCACCTCGACGTTTGAGAATAGAATACTATTCGTAAAGTTACCACCGATGTTCGACAAGAAACCCGCATCCCCATAATACGCGGCAGCTGTGATCGCGGCGGGTGTTGATAAATTACCACCACTGTTGAAATTCATGGTCGTCACATCGATGAGTTCACCTTCGGGTGTGTACGCGATGATATTAGACGCCGCGGTCGCCGCACGTATCGGACGAATGAATGTCGCGTTCGCTCGTGTCGTATTGAGTGGTGTTGTTCTAGCGTTTATAACGAGCGTATCGTTGTGTTGGTTCGTTTGACCAGCCTTAAAACCAATGGCCACGGCGTTGAGACCCTGATTGATCTCACCTGAGAGATAACCAAGCGCCAAAGCTGCTTCTCGTTGTCCTTGATAACCCGCATTTGTACCGAGTGCGACGGCTGTATTATTTTGTCCAATTCGTCCTGTTCTGTAACCGACGGCGACACCGTACGCCGATTGGTCAGTTTCACCGGCACCCTCACCGATAGACACGATGAAAGGTCTTTGGCGAATATTACCTTCGATTCGCGCATTGCCGTTCACGTGTAAAGTTGTATTCGGGAAGGTTGCATTTGTCCCTATACCGACGTTTCCGGTCGCGACGCTATTACCGTTTATAATCGCCGATGTCGCAGTCAAACCCGTTGTTAAAAGTTTATTTGTGGTTCCCGTACACACGTATCCATCGGAGAGTAATCTGTTTGTAGCTCCGGGTCTGTCGAAGACCAGTCCATCTGCCGATGTGTAACGCATGCGTGTATCACCGATGCGCAGTGACCCGGTCATGTGCAGTTGTTCAGATGGCGTTGTCGTGCCGATCCCCACGTATCCACTATTCTTGATTGTCACGGAGGGTGAATCTGATGTTCTCGAAGCTCCGGTCGCCTTTGTGTCGATCACGATTTCACCCGCGCGAAGACGGATGCGATCCTTTGTATCGTCCCCCTTGAATAATAAGAGTTCTGACGCTGTATTCGCCTGATCAAACACTCTATTTTCAATCACAGTGTTCGCGTATCCATTATCACCGAGAGTACCACCGAAGTAAATAGACTTGGGTCCAAGTCCACTGTCGTTTTGCCCCACATACACGTTACCACTCACGTTAAAATCACCGGTTTCGTTGATTCTAAACTTTTCGTTGTTGTTAATTCTGAACACGTGATTGTATCCGGTCGGGATATTATATCGCAATTCATTTGGTAATTGAGACACACTGAAATTTACCGTGTCTGCACCCGCATTATATAAACGAATCTTTTCACCCGAAGAATTCTTGAAATTTACTATACCGGATGTCCCGACTTCAATACTACCATTTACCGCGAGACGGTTCGTATTCGGCTGCGTTCCGATACCGGTGTTTCCGTTTATGAATGTATCACCACCCCGCTTCACTTCAAATCGATCCGTGATTACATCCGGATCTTGACCCGAAGAATTTACATCGCGAATTATAAATCCAGCGTCATTTGCGTTATCGTGGAAATCCAGTGCAAATTTGATAGCATCCTCGGTACCTATTTGTCTTAAGTACGCCCAATCATTCACGGATCCACCGTGGCCGAACGATATGTACGTATTTGAATAATTAGTCGGATTCACACCCGATATATTAACCAATGCATCACTCGCGTCAATGTGCATGTGACCACGGACACGCGCATCACCGACGAGATCGAGTTCATACCCGGTCGTTGGTTGTGTCGTACCTATACCTAATTGACCGGCGGCTGTCATGACCATGAGTGGTACCGCGCCGTTAAGACTTAATTCCGCGTCGGAGTGAGACCCACCTCTGTACCACGCAAAATTACCCGGAGTTCTGAAATATTGTGTGTTCGTTTGCACACCTATACCGTAGCCCGGATTATAGAAACTAATCTTCTGACGAGTCGTCGCCGGAAATGTAATATCCGTGGCGACTTTCATGTCACCACCGACATCCAAATTGGCTGTTGGTTGTGTGACACCGATACCGACGTAGTTTGTAGTGTTCTTGTTGAGAACTGTTAAAGCTGGAATTCCGTTCACATTTTCATTAGAACCGACGATGAGTTGTAAAGCGCCTCGATCTTTGTTTGGACTTCCAATGATTTCTTCGTGGCAAAATGATCGAATTTTGGCGTATGCGTATTCTCGATTCTTGTAATTGGGTGTGAGTGTCATTTCAACATTATTCAATTCGGGTTGTGTACTCGCGTACGCGCGTTTAATTTTTAACGCGCGCGTGAGGCTACCCTGCGTCGACGGACCGGATACGATGATGAGTTTTGAATCTACGTCTGTCGTCCCTATACCGACGTTTGAAGTTGTCAGGTTAATCGACATGATATTTGATTCGTTACCGTCAGTAAACGCGTTCCCGAAATACATGAATTCGCTATTCACTTGGATGAATGCATTTTGGTTATTATTTGTATCTATAAATCTAAAGGTTGGATGTTCATCTTGAATTCGGATATCACCGTTCACGTGCAATTGACTCTCCGGGGATGATGTATTAATACCAACTTTAGCATTTTGATCTATCACCATGGACACGCTCCCATTTTGACCGGCATTAAACTTGGAAGTATTGTGTGAACCACCCTTGAACCACGCAAAACTCGACGGTGAGCGGTAGTATTGTGCATCCGTTTGCATACCAATGCCATACGTGTTCGAGTATATGTCAATAGTTTGTCTCGCGGCAGACCCGAATGTGACCCGTCCATTCACAAACACATTTCCGTCAACATCGAGTCGTTCCTGAGGAACGAGTGTCCCCACACCAACATTACCATTCTTCGGAAGTAAAAGAAGATTCACGTTATCCGTATTGAAATTGTTAGAACCCTGAATAAATATGGACCCGTTCGAACCGACGGTTTGATCGACACCCATCCGCCCCGAAAGACCTCCGTCTTCGCTCGTGATATGAAATTGTGAATATTCAACATACGACGGATCCCCGTTCACTGCGACACCCTTGTTCCCATTAACACCCATACGACCGGTCGCGGTGATGACATTACTCGTAATGAGATTGGCGAGTGTTTGACCATATGCGTGAATCACCGGTTGGTAATGATTACTTGGATTTACTATGAATTCCTTTTCTTCAAATAATTCGGGGATCGGTCTGTTAAAGTATTCGGTCGCGTTTTCATCCTTAATTATGATGGCGCACCCAGTTAGGTCACCCTTAAGAACACCCTGAACGTTGTATATTTTAATGAAACCCGGTGGGACTTGTGAAACGACGTCAAACTCTAAGAAATCATCAGCCGTGCCCGCGGTTTGAGCGATTGTCGTGAGGTTGTTATCGTACGCGTTAGAGACCGCTTGATATCCCGGATCCCCGGGTAAGTTACTCTGTCTCGACGCCGTGATGGGCATAGAACGACCACCAATATCATAAATATCAATCTCGCGGATATGAATGGGTGTTGGTTGGTTATCGGATCGATCTAATCGAATGGTCCACGTATGCACGTCGTTGTGAACGTCGAGACGCGCGTGTGGTGTATCTATACCGACACCGACATTTGACGTAGTCGCGATAGATGTCGTCGCGTTCGAAAATTTCATCGAACGCGTCGTGACGTTTCCGGACGGTGAATCACTGATTTGTTGAAGTGTAATATTGGAGAGTGTACTCGCGTCTCCAAAATAGTAGTCGCTCGTAAGATTACCATACACGTGAACATTGATGACATTCGAAGTGTCCGGATTTATATCATTTTCTATGAGACTGCTTCTCGTAAACGCGATCGCCAATTCTTCTGTACCGGTTTGTGGCGTTCTATAAATGATACCTACATTTGACAGGGTGCCACCCCGTTTATATATAGCACCCAAATCATACCCAAGTGTACCAGTGTTATTATTACCGAAAAGAGATATCGGTTCTTCGACGACTAGAATATTCGCATAGATGAGTTTACTCTCACCGAGCACGGTAATATTACCCGTGAGTGTCGTATTTCCACTCACCGCGAGGTTACCGCGGACTGTAAGAATATTAGACCCGACATCGTCGACTGATAGGTTGGATCCCACGTCTAGTGTGTGTATTGGTAAAGTGTTTGCTATACCCACATTCGAGGTTGTAACAAACGCCGTCCCTGCATTGCTAAAAATCAATTTCGAAGGCACGAATGCGGACGTCGAAGCAATCTGATTAAAACTTACATTTGAGAGAAGACCACCGTCACCTAAATATACCGAAGCCTCAACGAACTGGGTACCTCTCTCCTTTACCTGGTGACTCTTTGTGTTGTATGACATCACAACATTCTGAGCCACATTCGGAGTTGTCTCCTCAACCTTCCTGAGATACACATTCGTAAAAACGCCCGTGTTCCCGATGTTCGGCATTGTTACATTAAATAAGGATTATAATTTGGGATGTACCTTAACGTATTTAATTATAAATATCATAAGATACAGGTCTTATTTTTTCATGAGTTCCGCAACTTGTGCCTCGAGGCGTTCTTTGTCTTCTATGAGCTTCTGAATCGCACCGAACATCGATGCGTAAATTTGGTCGGCGTTTAAGAATTTTACATCCGTGAGACCATATTTTTCATCTACGGTGTTTACGGCTTTCGGAATGACTTCTTCGACTTCTTGAGCGATCCAACCAATCACATTTTTATCCGTGATTCCTTCGACATCATCTCGCCATTTAAAACGCCTGAGCTTGAGATTCTTTATGGTATCGTAACACGTTTCTAGATTCGCATCTTCTATGTTCTCCTTGAGACGCGCATCGGAAGTAGACGTCCACGTACCACCACCAGTTTTCGCGGCTGTACCATTCACTTCAAGTGTATACGACGGACTCGTTGTCGCTATTCCCACGTTCGACGCCGTCACGAGTGACGTATCTGTGTTGTTAAATTCAACCGTGTGATACGTTATGTTACTCGTCGCGGTTATTTGCTGTAATGTGTAAGCCGGTGTGATGGACACGTTTCCGAGTGTGATTTTTTGTGCGAGTACGTTTCCTTCAATGACGAGTACGTTTGAACCGGTGTCCGAAACGTACACGTTCGACCCGACGCTAAGTGTATGGGCTGGTGAAACGTTTGCAATACCAACCGATCCGGATGTAATCAAAGATAGTGATTGATTATCTATAGAAATCGTCTGACTCGTAACATTACCATTTAACGCAATTTGTTCCAAGTTCGACGCGATGTTCTCAAGGAACGACCCATCACCGATGAAACGCGTGGCGTAGACGTTACCACTCGCGTGGATAACGTTTGAACCCGTGTCCGAAAAATAAACGTTAGATGCGACACTGAGCGTGTGTCCTGGTTCGGTATTTGCGATACCTACCGGACCGAGTGTGGAGAGACTCACATCCGTATTTAACAGTGACATTGTGCGACTCGCGACATTACCATTCGTCACGATGAGTTCGAGATTTGAAGCGATATTCGAAAGGAAATAACCATCACCGATAAATCGTGTAGCGTACACATTACCCGTCGCGTGAATGATATTAGATCCTACATCATCTATGTATAGATTTGAACCAATACCCATCGTGTGTTCCGGTGATGTATTCGCGATACCCACATTGGACGAGGTCACAAAACTCGTGGTATTTGTAAATTCAATCGTATTTGCTGTGGTATTCCCATACTGCGTAACTTGTTGAAGTGTGATATTTGTGAGACCGTGGGCGTTCCCATAATACACACCAAATTCACCGACCGTGATGTTATTTTGGACTTGAACATTCCCTTGAAGATCAATCAATAGATTCTTGTCGGGATATTGATAATATAAAACGTGATCATCCGTGAAAGTATTTTGTGTATACCCAACCGCAAAACGATGTTCATCTGCGTGATGAATCAATGCGATATTAGAATAAGAAACAACCTCCCCTTCTTCGAGGTGACTGTGTTCAATCATAAAACCACTATCAAGTCCAGTCGCGCTGTTATTCGAACCGACTCCAAATATCCTATCTTCAATCGTCACCGACGTGGATGAAATGATAGTTGTATTACCACCGAGAGTAATGTTACCCAAAAATTCTGCTTCTGCTGCAGAGATCACATATTTACCCTCATCTGTGAGATATACAGGAGACTGTTTAAAGAAACCATCGTGGTCAACCATGGGTAAGAATTTTTTATTTGGATCGGTGAGACCGGTGACGGAAATGTTCGAACCAATTTCTACATTTGCTGTCGTGACAATACCCGTTGTCGCATTCGTAAATTGGACCACGTTCGAAATCGTATTTCCGGTATTCGTGACTTGCTCGAGTGTTTGAAGCTTTGTCAAAAGATTTGCCGGAACAATTTTTCGGAGATTGTTATTTGCGGTGTTGACGTACACATATGGCGAGGTCGTCGTTTCGATGGGCGCATTCGGAATATCATTCGAACGACCAACACCAGTCACGAAAATAACACCATTACTTTCATGCGCCTTGATACATACACCAACGTTTTGAATTTGGTCGTTGAGTCCATACGGTTTCGTTTGCATGACAAGACCCGCACCAACATTACTTACATAGACCGTATCGCCTTCCGCACACCCCAGTGTATTTATTCCGGTCACCTTACCGTAGGCCACGGCGACACCTTCAACTCCATCAAGAATATCTTCGTGAATGAGACCAATGGTGGGCATGGTCGACGCGGAATCGGATTTCGCGAGCGCTACATTCGAGACGTTATTATTGAATGAATCAACGATGTACACCGCGTTACCACGGTAGAGTGTACTACCCGTCGTATTGTGTACTTTGATAAAGTTATGCACATTGAAATCATTCACCCAATTTGAACCATTGTAGACGAGGAGATGATCGGCTTCTGGATTTGTTACGACGACGTTCGCTAATTGATCAACTTTAATACCCACATTGGAATTGAGATCCGTGGTGAGTGCGGTAGTTGCATTCGTGAATTGGATCGTATTAGACGTCGTATTTCCCTTATCACTTACAACCTGAAGCGTCACATTCGCGAGATGACCACCGTCTCCATAGTAGCGTGCCGCGTGCACGTTATTTGTAACCACGACGTTTGAATCGACAAACACATTTCCAGTGACATTGAGTTCTGATTCGACATCCGTATTACCAGTGACGACGACATTCGACGCCACAAAGACGTTTCCAGATACATTCAATTCAGACTGAACATCTGTGTTACCAGTGACGATGACGTTAGATCGTGCAAAGATGTTTCCATCAACATTGAGTTCCGATTGGACGTCTGTGTTCCCACTAACAACAATATTCGACGCCGCGAACACGTTCCCAGCCACATTCAGCTCTGATGAGATATCGGTATTACCAGTGATCACGGCATTCGATAACACGAAAACATTGCCACTCACATTGAGTTCAGATTCAATATCAGTATTACCACTCACGATAACATTCGAAGCCACGAAGACGTTTCCATCAACATTGAGTTCCGATTGGACGTCGGTATTCCCGGTGACTACGACGTTTGAGGCTACAAACACATTACCAGTGACATTGAGTTCGGATTCAATATCAGTGTTTCCACTCACAATCACATTAGAGGCTACAAAGACATTACCGGTCACATTGAGTTCAGATTCAATATCAGTGTTTCCACTCACAATCACATTCGAAGCGACAAACACATTACCAGTCACATTGAGTTCGGACGAAATGTCGGTATTTCCACTCACAATAACATTGGAGGCCACAAAAACATTCCCATCCACGTTCAGTTCTGATTGAATATCAGTATTTCCGGTGATCACGGCATTTGACGATACGAAGATGTTACCAGTGACATTGAGTTCCGATGAAATGTCCGTGTTTCCAGTCACGATGACATTTGAACCAACGAAGACGTTTCCATCGACATTCAATTCGGAGCGCACGTCTGTATTACCAGTCACTATGACATTTGAACCAACAAACACATTCCCGTCAACGTTTAACTCGGATTGGACATCTGTATTACCAGTAATGATTGCGTTCGAAGACACGAAAACATTTCCAGAGACATTCAACTCTGATGAAATGTCCGTATTACCAGTGACAAAGACATTCCCGTCAACGTTTAACTCTGATTGGACATCTGTATTACCACTCACAATCACATTCGAAGACACAAACACGTTACCGTCGACATTGAGTTCGGAACGCACATCCGTGTTACCAGTGACAACCACATTGGACGAAATGAACGCATTTCCAGTGACGTTAAGATCATACCCAACATCAATATTCGCCGTTGCGGTGATGTTATTCGAACTCGTGAGATTTTGAACAACTACGAAATCATTTGAAAAAGTGACGTCGCCACTCACCGTGAGATCACCGCTAATGTAGGCATTCCCCGTCACACCGAGTACATTGGAAGTCCCACTGTCTTGCACATACAGATTTGACCCGACGTCTAAGGTGTGTGTCGGTACGTCTTGAAGAATACCAACCTTCGTTGCATCATAAATCGTAAACGTATTTGTACGATCGTATGATATTAACGAAAACACGGTATTAATGTACGATATTGTGTAATTACTAATCACAAATCCAAATCCGAAATTTGTATTGATCACGATGACATCACCCTTTACGATATTCTCTGTGATCACAACTGGACCCGGACTCGCGTCGTTTACGATACCAACTTGCGTACCATTGATCGTGACAATGAGTTCATTTCCAAAACCGAGTTGTGTGGACTGAATCGTCATGTTCAAAACACCGGTGACGGGTGACACAACGTTTACATTTGACGAACCGTACACTACGGTTTGTACGGGTGTCTGTGTCTCATGAAACGTCCACGCACCAACATTCGTATTACCCGTCGTGTATAAATCACCATACACCTTAACATCTAAAGGATTTGATGCATTAAGTACGACATTTTGGTCCGTCGCATTACTCGCGGTGTAACCGAATGAAAGTTGATCACTATCCTCTTTATAAATCATAGCCACATTACTCCCCGCCACCGTTCTGGTCATCATGACACCGATGTCATTGATCCCAGGGTTATTACGCGCGAGTTCTATGATTGGATCTTTGATCGTGAGATTCTGTGTATTAATCGTCGACGTGTTCCCCGCGACGAACAATTCACCACCAATCCACACGTCACCTCCGCGATTAATGTAAAAGTTATTTCCAACATCGAGTAAGTGGATTGGATTTGCATTCCCTATACCAACATTCGATAACGTGACTAAACCTGTGAATGTGTTATTAAATTCAGCTGTATTTGCCGTCACATTACCCGTGATGAGTACATCTTCAAGACTTACACGCGACCCTGGACCAATGTCAACAATTTCCTTTGTCACAAAATTATATACAATCGTATTTGAAGTTGTCCGTTGATCGAAATCATACCGTAAAGGTGCCACGTAAAATGAATTCGCTGTGAGACTCGGAAAAATTTCCGATGTTGCGTTGAGTACAATCGTATTTTCGGGTTGGTAATCCGATGTATTTTTACCAAGCCTGATCTTCTCTGATCTATCGATGGTACTCAAGTTCTTCACCATTTATATAATCTCGTATTTTAATTGGCGTAGATGAGACCAGCCATGCCATTATTTATTCTGAGGATGTTGTAATTTACCGCGTAAATCGGGTCGTTTATTGGTAAGGTTTCACTGTGTATCATTGCCGAATCGAGACGACTAAAATTGAGCGTTCCTGTGGGTTGTAGGAGACTCGTCGTGAGACAGAAACAATGTAAGAAGATGTCGGGCGACGTCACGTAATTTGTATGATAAAATGAAGCAACATCAATATAATGGGGTCTTGCCCATTTATATATACCTATATCGGTACCATTGATACTAATTTTGACTTTGTTAGAATCTGATGTTAGCGCACTCGTATAGCTCGTGTTTGAGCACGCGATATATTTGACGGGATGATTAAAACTGAGCTCTTGAATCAATTCACCGGAGGGGATGTTCTTTTGAACTTGATGAATAAGAATATTATGGCTTCGCGAAGCCATGGTGGCGCGTTCATCGTTATCTAAATAATAATAATTAGCAAACGCTTCCCAATTATAAAGATGTGCATCGGGTCCCCATCGAATGCGAACTTCGACGTTGTGATATTGTAACGCACACATCGGAATTGCACTTTGATGATGTTCACAAAAGAAGAAACGTAACGGGTAGAAATACGACCGAGAGCTCAGACCCGGGTGCGGGCCGTTCGATGATTTGGAGACATTGTTCGCAAAGGTATCTATCGCAATCTTCTCACAGAAAATAGAATCCTGTGTGTCGATCACATGACCACCTATTAAAAGTTCTACACTTTCTATCAGTGTTGTCCAGTTTAAAGAATCTAACGACTTCGTGTGGTCGTCGATCGTGAGATATACATATCCCAAAAGATCACCCGTTTTTTCGAAACGGATGGTCGACATAGAGTTACTATTCACAGCTCCCTGTATCGTCTGCTGTTCGAGAGATTGTGAAAAGTTGGAGTGCCTCTTGAAAGAAGAATTAAAAAACGAGACCTCTGGCTCACCCATGATGTGTTCATCTTGTGCACCTATGGCGATGAGTTGGACGATACCAGAAGACATTTATATTACCTTGATGTTATTTTTACCTAAAAGCTCCGCATATTGGGTTTCCTGCAAACAAAACGAAGAATCAAAAAATTCTCACCCGTGGCACCATCTTCAATGGTGTCACCATTTTGATCACGGATGGTCACCGTGAATCGATCGATTGTGTTAATGGGATCAATGTATTGTGTTACGATTGGATAGTTGTCTCTGAACACGATTAAATCATTCGCACCCGTGTGCGTGTTAGACTCACTAATGAGACTTGCGAACGAGTTTCGAAGAACAGACAACGCCGGCTGAGACGAGACTGATTGTGGTGGGTCTTTAGAGGCTCGATCCGTGAATATAGAATCGAGTTCCGCGATCGACACGTGACAATGTTCCGTCGTGTCCGATGTGTGAATGTGCGCACCGAGAAGTCTCGCTTGCACGACATTTCGGAGAGGTGTGCTCAGGTACACTGTGAAAGTATTCGCACTGTCCTGTCCAACACTATCGAGAGTGATCGTATGAAATTCATAATCGATATCCGGAATACTCGGGGAAATCGCCGTAACGAGTGCCATTTTACTATTATACGCCTAGATTAAAACACCACCGATTCCATCCGTGATTTCATAATCATCGGCATCGCGAATGACCTTTTGCGCACCACAGATACCACCTGGGGTCAGGGATCGGCTGTAATATCCAGCCGTCTTCTGAGGACCGGCGACACACTCGAGCTTATGCTCGAGATCGAAGATGGACTTTTCGGTCTTCGCCTTGATGACGATCGGCCTGGCCTGATAACCACTGCGGCGAGACTTCAGGAGATTCAACAAGTAGATGGTACCGATGATAACCAAGATAGCCATGACAGCGCCGCGGTCGGCTTTGTTGAGATTGAGCTTAAACATTTATAGTTTACTGATATTTTTTTTATAAAGTGCGTTAAAGAATTTCTAATACTTTCAAGTTAAAGGGTAGATGGACGAAGAGATTGTTCTCGACCGAGGAAATGCCACAGTCATGAAACTTGACGCAGATGAACAGGCGCTCATGGATGAAATTCACATCAGTGCCCCCAGAATACAAACCCCCAGACGCCCAGCACCGGGCCCTCCGCGAAGAGTCCAGTCTAGACCCGCACCACAACAGGAAGAGTTGGATGCATTCGCGAACCCAAATAAACAGGCCCCACCCCCGAGAATGGAAAACGAAGAAATTGATTACGGTGAAGATGAACCAATGTTCTACGACGATGACGTGGATGACGGTGGTGTGTACGAACGCGAACAAGAAGAACGACCGACGAACGGATTTACATCTGTCGACGAAGAAAAGGCGGATATCCTGAACAAATTGGCGAGACTCGAGAAGAAAGGATTTAATGTGAATAAAAGACTCAACGCGTATTCATCGATCGATGAATTGCGCACGGAAGTCAAGCGAGTCACATACAGTATCGAAGTCGAGCAATCCGTCAAGTTCAGTAAGCGCATGTTGATCGCGTGTGTTACCGGTCTTGAATTTTTGAATAAGCGTTATAACCCATTTGAACTCCACCTTGAAGGCTGGAGTGAATCAGTGATGGAGAACCAAGACGATTACGATAATGTTTTCGAAGAACTCTATGTAAAATACAGAAGCAAGGTCAACGTCGCACCAGAAGTCAAGCTTATCATGATGCTCGGTGGTTCTGCGATGATGTTCCACTTGACATCCTCGATGATGAAGGCTGCACTTCCGAATATGAACGACGTGCTCAAGCAAAACCCCGATCTCATGAAGAACATGGTTCAGGCGGTTCAATCTACGGCCTCGAACACGCAGCGAGAACAATCCTCAAATGACAATGGGCAATACGAGATGCAAGGACCGGGCATTGACATTTCAAAGCTAATGGGTGGTATCATGATGCCACCGCCTCCACCGATGAACACATCCCCGATATCCGTGACTCGGGAGCCGGAACCCGTGATGGACGACGATGATGTGTCTGATATCGTGTCTATCTCTGGTGAATCAACTGGCGGTGAACTGAAAGAAGTGAGTGTCTCGACGACGGCAAAACCCAAGAGGACCAGACGAAAGAAGAAAACCGAAATTAATCTGTGAGTATATCATAGATGATAGGATACTGTCCCCTAGAGGAAGATCCGCCCGTGGTTCATCAGCTCGAGGTCAGGCGACCTCAGCTGGAACGTGAACCCTCAGGGCCAGAAGAAACAGAATGTAATTATCTAGTTTTAGCCTTTATCTTGGGTGTTGTCGTGTTAGCTGCAACAGATAGCGCTTAAGTTTATTTTTATTTCCATGTTTGGAATTTGTTTTAATTTGCAAATAGAATTCCAGCCATACCCTTATCGACTCTCAGGATATTGTAACTCACCGCATAGATACTGAGTTCCTCCGTTTCCGCGCGCAAGTAGCCCTTGACGGCGCCCCGCAATATAAGTTTTGCGTTATCGAGTCGACTGAAATTACATGTACCCGTGGGTTTGTATTCAGATGCGTTCATGCAGAAATTATACGCAAAATACCTCGTATAAAATGGACAGTGTTCGGTTTCGTCGAATTGAATGATACCAAATTTACTGTTATTATAGTTTTGAACGATGTGGAAGTATAACGGTGACATATTCTCAAGAAGTGGTGTTCCATTGATTTGAATATCAGCGGTCGTAAAGGAAAAACGATCCGATTCGACTTCCGCCGATCTCGTGACGTATCCAAAAAAGAGGGACTTAACGGGGTGATTGAATTGTGAAATATCGATATCATTATAACCACCACCATTCGTATTATCGCGATTATCATTAGTCTGCGCCGTGGTGTATGTAGCGAGTTTCGTATTTACAACGATTTGTTGGGCATCGACCGCGGGTTGATTGACGGGATTTGCCGATTGTAAAGACAATAGTAAAGTATTCGCTTCGTTGTATTCGTTTTCTGCGACTTTGAGAATATCTTTATAATATTCGGTGTCATCACAAACGATTTGTCTCTTTATATTTTGCACCTGCGTGACGATGAGGTCCATGCGCTTTTCAGTGAATCGTTTACGTTCATCCGTATCTAAAAATATGTAATTTCCATAGCACTTTACACCAGCTACATTCGTCGCTTTAAAGTTTATTCGTATCTCAACTTGGTGAAATTGAAGAGCTAATAAAGGGAGAAATGAATTATTATCACAAAAGAAGAAGTGTAACGGGAGAAAATTGGGGTTCGTCGTCGAACACTTGTTATTAATCTCTTGAGACTTTGTGTACGTATCGGCCAAATAGTTTTGCCATATATCGGAAATATAGTCGTATCCATACGAGTCAACCTTTTGTCCACCAATGTATAGATCGATCGTTGATTCAAAAAAATTATTAAGAAGATCCGTGCCTTCAAACCACACCGAATTGATAATGTCTCCGTAGACTGGGATGACGATGGAGTTATCCGTGCTCGTGACCTCCTTTATAAATTTTGGCGCTTGTGAAAAATTCGTATGTCTCGAATATTTCAGATTAAAGAACGACATACCGTCCGATGTCGTCAAATAAACATCTTGGGCACCCTTGGACACCAACTGAACTAATGCTCCAGACATTTAATTTATGTATAGATTATAAAAACAGACACTTTCCCTGAGGGAATTCCGAAGGCTCTTCTTTGGTCGCGTGTCTGGGAATGTTGAACCCTCCTTGACGATAGACTTTCATACGTTTGTAATACATGGCTGTCATGATGGACCATTTATCGTGAATATCATAGATGTGTGGATTGTTCTTTTTACCTTTCGTTTCTCGCATGATTCGACCGATAGACTGGACGATATCGGATTTCGGTGTCGCTAATATTACGGTGTCGAGGGTTGGGATATCCAGACCTTCATGCGCCTGACTAAAAGTCGCAAAGATGATCTTCTTTTTTGAAGACGCCTGGAGATCCACTTCTTTCATGCCACCCATATACAACCCCGATGTCTTGGGAAAACACTGGTGAAGAAATTCACAATGCCAACGACGTTCGCTGAGCACGAGAAGTTGTCTCGTACCAGCGGATGCCTTTTTAATGAGATTTACGAGCATAATGTTTCGCTGTCGATCTTCGACGACCATCGTCACCATGTTTGGAAGTGACAACTTTCCAAATCGAGTACACGGTGGTGGATTTTTATAATTTTCACACTCATACTCTATGGGAAATACATCGACTTGATCTTGATTCTTTCGTTCAACCGCGAAGAACGTCGGACCCATGAACCAGTGAAGAACTTTCGTGAGACCGTCTTTTCGTTCCGGTGTCGCCGAAAGACCGTATATGTGCTTCGGACACAGTTTAAATAGACTCTGACTAAATACCTTAGCACAAATGTGATGCGCCTCATCCACGATGAGTGTTCCTATAGATTCAAAATCACTATAAGAATATTCCTTGAGTGCGAGCGACTGAAGCATGGCTATGACGAAATCACACTCGACATCCTTCTTATCCTGTTGCACGACGCCTATAGTCGCACCCGGACAAAATTGCTGAATACGCTCTTTCCACTGATCGGCTAAAAACTGTTTATGTACGATAATCATGGTTCGATATCCCAATTTACACGCTATCGCCAGGGATACGGTGGTCTTGCCATACCCGCACGGGAGTGAGAGAACTCCGTGACCTGCCTTAAGAGCAGCGGCAAGAGCTTCGTTTTGATGGGTTGTATCCCTGAGTGTACCCATGAATCGAGCGTTTGATTTTGTGGGTTCTGGACGTTTATCTCGTTGGGGAGATCCGAGTAGGTCAGTTCCAAAGTATCTTGGAACGCAGATTCCATTCTTAGCTGGTTTAAATACCTTAAAAGGCGGTGGAGGATACCCGAAGTCATTATTAACTATAGGTCTTACCGTGAGTTCTTTTTTTATTTGTGATAAATCACACCCACTCACGAGGTATCCAGTCCTCGTCAAAGAGGTTTCCATTATATAGATTTAAAGACTTGAAACTTTATATCGATATAATGCCTACTCTTAACGTCGATGAAAACATTCAAAAGATCACCGAAGCCATCAATGGAATGACGCAAGAAATCTTCCGTCTCGAAGGTTCGCTCCGTGTGTTCCGTGGCTTCAAGGAAGCTGGTCTCGAAAACGTCGAAGTGCCGCTTCGTTCGGAAACGCCTGAAGAGGGCGAAATCGAAGCCGAAGCCGAAGCCACCGATGATGAAGAAGTTAAGGAGGTGACTGAATAGATTTCAATTTCCACGAGTATCCACTGTAATCACCAGCATTCCACACACCCATAAATTCAACATCCACGGTGACATCATCATTCCTTACGAGAGATTGCACGGGGTTTCCTTTAACCTCGCACATGACCCTCCTGTAACGAAATGGTACTTTGACTGTCAGTATTCGTCCATCGAGCGGATCGTCGACGCGCGCGTTCTTTAAGAAGTGACTTTTGGATGTATGTATGCGTCGGATTATTTGCGATATCGAATCGGGTACGACGATACGTATATATTTTTTGTCATTATGTTCGTACATGGGTTCATGCACGGAGGCGTCGAATAACATATATTATTAATAACAATATAGCTATAAGTCTCGTTATGGTGAGTGGCCAGAGAGGTTTGCGTGCATCGAACGTCTCGTGACAAAAACGCCTACCAACTTCGACGGCGGCTTCCATGCTCGAGTACGGTGTACTTCTCGGAGACATCATGCCACACAACGCGACTCGTGTACAGTGACCGAAAAATGGTACCTGACCGTGTACACTCAAAACTCCCGAAGATTGACTAAAGGTCCATCGCTGACCCGTCCACGTCGAACCCCATCCTATACGCGCGTTCTTTGGGTTTGGAATTTTAAGCTGTCGAATGACTTCGCGTATGAGTGTTTTAGGATCTGTTTTTAGGATTTCATCCGTGAGGTCACATATGACGCACGAGACGGTGGTTTTATTAGAAAGTACGACGGGTTGTAAATTCCATGGAGTTTCGACAGCTATTTTCAAATCATCTTCTAATGTGATCGGTCGTGGATAATCGAGAAGAACGTTGATGCACCCGTACGTACTCTCACTTATTTGTTTCTTCGCATCGGGTCCCCAATTCTCTTTGACGAGTTTGATCGCGGGTGTGTTATCGATACACATGACGAGCATACCATCGGATAATTCGGTTCCATCTTTAAACTTTGCAAAATATTCATTTTGAAGATAGTCGACATCTTCGAGTTCTTTATTAAATACAAACTTTACACCCTTTTTAATGAGTGCCTTTTGCATGGCATAACACATGGCGCGTCCCGATACGCGTTGTGTGTACATCGTGGAGAGACCTGCGTGATCAAAACTTTTAACAAACTCATACGCCGTCATGACATTCCACGGAACGCCATCGATTTGAAATGTGAGTCGTTGAATGATTCGTTTACCCGCGTCACTCATCGAATCCCCGAGAGCTTCTTTGAGTGACATTTTAGAATATCTCCACGGAAGTGCGAGAACTTTGAGCGCGAGTGAACCCAACGCGAGATAATCCGTGAATGACATGTGTTTCATGATGTATCCATAATTGTATTCAACCGGTTCGAAAACATCGTGCCAACGAATATTCATTTCATCGAAAAGATTTCGTGTATTAATAAACGCCCTGTCAAAGACGATGCGGTGTGCATGTAAATCGCGATATTCTGAAGATGGTTCCCACCATGAACCACCCGCACTCAACTTTTTATCGTAAATTGTCACATCGCACGGTCGTGTGCTGAGAAGTTCCCATGCAACAGACATGCCCGTGGGGCCTGCACCGATGATATGAACTTTCATTCTACTATATACTTACAAAATTAAACAAATCCAGTTTTCTTACGCTCTTCCGGGGTTTTCAACAAATATATAAACGATAAGAAAATCAATACAGACGCGAGCGCGTATTCGACGTCAGACGTCGCAGTCAAGGCGATGAGCATCAACGAAAAGAATCGGAAAGTTTTATTCTCAAACATGTCTTTGAGACGTGAGGGAATTTGCATGGCGGTCGCCGAGAAGAGACCCTGGTACAGAATAATCAGAGAAAAGACGATGGGTATCTTGAGCATTTTTTCAATCGGCTTCGATACCGGAGATAGAACATTCGACAACTGTGACATTTAAAATAACCTAAGATAAAAAATAAAATATCTCCATAGACTAGGATGCTATGCACAGCAAGTCATAGACCACTGAAACCCCCTCCGTCACAGAAGATGAAGACCTGGAAGTTTGCCGCCAAATTTGTATGGAAAAATAATTTTGTAAAAGATAAGGCAGAACTTGGGTCTTGGACGAGGGATCAACTTTTGGAACTTGGACCGACTTTTGTGAAATTGGGTCAAATCGCATCTACGAGAGCCGATCTGTACCCTCCTGAATTCACAAAACAGTTGGAGTCTTTACAAGACAATGTTCCTCCGGTGGCATATGATGTTGTACAAGATGTTGTAAATTTAGAATACTTTGAAGAGTTTGAACCAATACCATTCAAGTCTGCGAGTATTGGACAGGTACATCGCGCAAAACTGAAAAACGGGAAAGATGTCATCGTCAAAGTCAAACGCCCGAACATATACGAGACTATGAAGGTGGATA